TTAGAATCTTTAGACAGAATTAGATTATTAATAGGTTATTCGTTAGATAAAACTTTAACCGAAAATAAAAAAGATGTTGTTAATGAACAAATTAATAACGTATCGCAAGATATTGCCCGTAAATTAATTGAAGCGTTATCTGGTTGGTTTGATGATGATGAAGAGGAAGCTTTAAAACAAATAAAAAGAATTAATAGTAAAGATATCTTAGATGGTGTAAATCAGTTTATTAAAAAATCCAAAGGTGTTGGATTAGCCGATTATCTTAATGATGAAATATCTGATATTGATAGTGAATATGGTCAAATATTTAATCATTTAGTCACTTACGATTCTTCTTACCAAAAAGGGTATAAAGGTGATGGTGTAATTAGTAAAGTTGGTAAAGTAATTGATAGTATATCAAAAAGTGGACCAACAGTAATTGAGTCCCCAAATGGAGTTGTAGTTACAGGACCATATAGAACTGAAGATAATGTTCTTTGGAAGGGTGAAAAAATGTTGTATACTCAAAATGGCCAATCTGACGGATATTTTATTATAAAAAATAACACAAAAACACCAATAACTATTAATAGTGTTACATCAACATACGAACAAGGTAAAGTTTTAACTAATTTTTTTAAAACACCCATAAATTCAGGTGGACAAAGTAAGGTTTTTGTTTCAGTTAAAAGTGAAATAGTGAAGAGTTTCGACCCAACATATAAACCTGAAAAAAATTCATCCCCTGTTGATAACACATATGTCGCACCAAAATATAAACCAGAAATAGTTAAAAAAGAATTATTAAAGACTAAAAAACAGGAAGATGATATTTTAACTATTAATACTAATTTAGGTAATATTAAGTTAAAATTAAAATTTGATTACACTGATGCGACTAAAGCACAAGTTAAAGCATTAGATAATTGGCAAAATGGTTTAAGTGTACCTGGAGGATATAGAGTTATTGAAGGGATTAGCCCATTTGAATATGATGAATTCTTAGGTAAAGTTAAAAACCTATCAAACCAATCGGGATGTAAATCATCAATAGGTGGAGTGTATAATAAGTTAGTTAACGGAGAAGATACCAACTTAGGTGATTATATAAATGAACAATCTGTTATTGGGGCACCAAGTGGAGGTGTGATTTCAAAACCAACCGAAGATGAGAAAGTTAGATGGGGATGTCAATCAAAATTAAAAGAAATTTTTAACGAATATAGTAATAGAAAATTCCCTAAAGGTATTACTAAGGAAGATTTAAAGGATTTTAATACCCAAAAAGAAACTGTTAATAAAGAAATTCTTAATTGGCAAAACGCACATAAAAAACCTCATAAAGCTAAATATTGGACTGACGAATTTGGTGTTAGAGAAAAAATACAAGATGAGGGATATTATTTTGATGAGAAATTATTAACTAGTAGTGAGAAAGAAGAATACAAAAAATTAAAGTTGAAAATTGAAGAGTTAGAACAGTATTACGGTTACGACGGTAGAAGTGATTTTGACAAATTTATGGATAGTGGATGGGGTCAATTAGCTCAATTTGGTGCAATTGCCGCATTAATGATTGCAGGGTTCTTTACTGAGGGAGCTACTTGGATTGTTGCTGCTGATTTACTATTGAACATAAGTTTAGGTACTTATTACGCTAGTAGAGGTAACACTAGAGAAGCTCTGATGTATTTTATATTTGCGGGGATGGGTCAACTACACAAACTATATAATGTAGTTAATAATAGTGTTAAAACTGTTTTAAAAGGAAGTGAACTTTCTAAAGTTTCGGCATCAATCGCTTCCAAAATGGCTGGTATTACATTTGATAGTGCACAATCGTTAAATTCTTTTATGTACGGAGTTTTAGATAAAGGTGAAAGAGCGGTGTTTAGGGAAGTATTAAGAACTTTAAAAACACAACCACAGGCAGTCCAAGAATCGTTAGAGGGGTTAAGTAAAGAAGTTGCACAATCAAGAAATGTTTATAAAAATTTAAGTTGGTATGAAGCTCAAAAAATGTCGAGATTTGCAGGAACTAAAAAATTCTTATCTAATATGGTTATTGATTTGGCGGTCACAATACCTGCGGTAGAAAAAACTTATGATGTTATAAAAACGGAGTTTAAGAAAAAAGGTATTGATATTACTTGGGGGGAAAGAGACCACAAGATTTTAGAATATATTTCTCAAAATAAAACTCAAGCAGAAATTAAAAATCTTGAAAAAAACATATTATATATTTTCAGTAAATTAGAAGTTCCTGAACTAAAATATTATGCAAATGAATTAAATAAAATAAAAAGTGCCGAAGAAATGTCTAAATACGCAGAAAAAAGTAAGTCAGAGTTAGACGCTGAGGTTAAAAAATATAAAGATTTGTATAGTAAAAAGAAAAAAGAGATTGAGTTGGAAAAACAAAAAATTGCAGGAATCAAAGATAAAGCCATTATAGAATTAGATAAATTATATCTTAATGAAAAAGACTGGAAAAAAATACCAACTACCGAAGTACGATATTATAAATTTGAAAAGAAGTGTCAAGTAGGTAAAAATAGTAATGGAGATTGGTTTGTTAAGATAGAAGGGTGTAATTTTGATGATACCACTACAACAACTACAATAAAATGATATATTTATTAATAAAAAAAAAATGAAGCGAAAGAATTTATTTGAACAAATGAATAGAATGAAAACTTTAATGAATGTTAGAGTTTTGAGTGAACAAACCGCAGCTTTAGAAAAAACTGCAGAAGAATTATGGAATTATGCTAAAAGATTATTTGTTAGAGGAGGGGAAAGAACTGCGGAAGAATCTATTGAAAATGCCTTGAAAAAAATTGAATCCTTAGTTGATAGGGAGAGTAAACAATATTTAGAATCAATTGTTAGAAATATTAGTAGGACAGGTGTTGCGAACGCGGAAAGAGAATTTGTTGAATTTTTATCAAAAAATACTGAAATACAAAGACAAATTTTTAGAGAATTAGAGACCAATTTTGAACAAGAGGTAGATAGATTAATTACGACTACTGCAAAATCTTCTGAAATTAGAAACGCTTTCGACGAGTTATATTCCCAAGCCCTTAGATATTCAGGTGGAGACATCGAACAGGCCCAAAATACTTTAAGGAATATTCTTAAAGATGAATTATCAGATACAAGAATTCTTGAAAAATATTTTGATAACGTAGAAGCTATTGAAGACAATTTAGGAAACTGGAAGATTAAATCTAAGGGTGAACCTGAGATTACTCAAAATAGACCTTCGGTTGAAGAGACTTTAGAAAATGACCCTGATATTATAGAAAACACGGATGAGGCAACTGATGAATTAAATAGACTTTATGAAGAAAACAGTGGAAAACCGTCTCAAAACATAGGTCAAACTTATTTACCTGCTTGGTTAAGATTTTATACAAAATATTGGAAAAACGCCTTTACAAATAATAAAATATTACAAGTTAAGATTGAGGATAAAATGAAACAAATTGAGGCTAAATTGGCTAAAAATCCTCCTGAAGTTGTTGATGTGGATATGGAAGATTTGTATATGTTGATTTTAGGTCTTAGAAAAAGTAGAACAACTGATGTAACAAAAACTTTAAATACTTTAATAATGAATAACCCAAAATTAAGACCTGAGGTTAAAAAATTATTACAGAATGACAATATAAAAACATCTTGGGACGCATTGGCACAATCTGAAGCTAAAAACACTTATGGTCCAGTGTTAGAACAAACAAGAGCTTGGGCTCAAAGTTTTCCTATTACTAATTTTCTTGAAAAAGTTTTTTCAAAAGAAAAGTTTGAGACTAAAGATTGGTGGAAAATATTATTTCCAAATCCTAAAAGATTATTACAACAAATTGTTTGGAAAGACCCTAGAACAAATTCAGAAGTTGTAAGAGCGTTAACTCAATACGGTCGAAATAGAGCAATCACGTCTAAAATAATAACGTTTATAGTTTTCCAACACGGTATGATACCCGCAATACTTGCTTTTATGAAAACCGCAGGTCAAAATTATAAACATTGGTCAAGCAAAGCGGATTATGCTATCGCAGAAGAACTATGTGAGACATTAAAACAATTAGGTCAAGATTGTAAAGGTCTACCAACAGTAACCCCAAAACCAAATAGTGACGATTATTGGAGGTATTTTAAAGAAAGTCTACCATTTGATTATTTTGGTTTACATCCTTACGGTGAAGACGGTTCTTTATTAAAAAACGCATTCTTTTGGACTTATTTAGACGAAGTGATTGTAGCATTAAAAGACGCTGGCGGATTTGCAATGTTTGGTGACTACGATGAATCAAAATTAAAAAATATGTTTGATTTATTAGAGGCTAAAACTCAAAAAAAATTAGAAGAATTAGGATGGGATACTAATAAGAGTCAAGAAGAAAATTTAAGAATAGTAAGAGAAAGAATTGAGCAGGGGTTGGACCCAGTTGTTGGTGACGGTTTAGATATAAGCAATGCAGGTGATAATGAAATTTATTTTACCGCTTGGTGTTTATCTAAAGGTAAAAATAAACAATCGTGGGTTAAAGACACTAATGGTAATTATGGTGTTACCACTGATGGTATAAAATGGAAATATAATAAAGATACTAAAGGTTTTGATGAAATAAAAGAGTCAACAACAGGTGAGAATTACACCAATGATATACCTGGATTTATAAAATGGTTTACTGAGGTTAAAAAAATGAAATTATCACAAGAAGATTTACCATACATTAAATCGGTAGGTAATAATATTTATACTTTTGAGGATGCTAACGGAACAATATATAAATATGAATATTCTGGAACCACATTTAAAGATAAAACAAATTAAATTATGAAAAATATTAAAAAAATAATATTGGAACAATTAACTCCTGTTACTAGAGGTTCTAAGTTAAGTCCCGTAGATTTTGAGAAAAACAAAGTTAAGGTGGAAAATGAGTACAATGAACAGATTACTAGAGGGTCTAAATTAAGTTCTTCTGATTTTGAGAAAAACAAAATTAAATCAGGAGGTGAATATAATGAACAACAAACTAGAGGAGGTTCGCCATCACCTGCACCATCACCTGCACCATCACCTGCACCATCACCTGCAACCAATGCGTTCCCAACTTGTATAACAAGAATTCTTAATATACAGATAAGTGGTAATGTTGCAAAAGTAACTCAAGACGGTGTTACGGTTACATTTAATTCTGATAAAACATATTCGGCAACAAATGGAAGTTCAGGTAAATGGGAATGTTATGGTAATGATATTACTTATAGTAGTACTCAAACTAATACAAATACTAATTCAGGTCAAGCTGGTGGAGGAGAATGGATTGATAAATTCCCAACTTGTGTTAGAGGTTTAAAACAATATTATAATCCACCAAACAATTATGTTATTGGTTTTGGTTCGGATAAATCGGGAGTACAATACGTTATTAGTTATTTTAATCAGAAAGAAGCTAAGGGGTATGTTTGTAGAATATATTCTTCAGACGGTAAAACTGATTTAGGTAACGGATACTACAAATGTGGTAACAACGACCAACAAATTATAATTACCGATATAACAGGTAAAGTTATTATTGGTTCAGTTGTATTTGGTGGAAGTATTGACGCTCAATCATCGTCATCTCAAACAACTGGTGGAGAATCAGGAGGTCAAAAAGACCAAGCAACAATGTTAAAAGACAGGTTTGAGAAATATAACATTGGTGGTTTAGAGTTATTAGATGAAGATGGTAATTTAGATGAAAACGCATTGAATAGAGGTACAGATGTTGTTGAGTATTATATTACTCAGGATAAAGCAAGGTCTTATTTCTTTAGAGTTTACTTATCGATGTTAAAGGCTTTAAGTGATTACTTAAAAGTTACAAACAAACCTGAACAACAAACTATTGTTGATGAGAATAGAACTATCTTAAAAGAAATTGGTGATAAAGCTAAAAATGAATTTGCTCAAAAAGGTAATACTGAGTGGGACGCTTGGTCAAATCCTTTGGCGGAAAGAATGAGTATGTATGACCAAAAAGATATTACCGCAAGTTTCCCAGCGGCTAATTCACAAATAGTTGCTTACGTTTTAAGAGGTGAAGGTGGTTCTAGAAAAGATTTAGAACAAAATATCACATCATTAGATTCATTCTTACAAAGTACCGAAGTGACAGGTAAATGGTGTAAATCTACATTAAGAACCGCCGCTAATTGTGCTAACTTAAGACAAGAAGACCCAGGATTATTTAGTAAGTTATTTAAAGGTGACGATACTGATGAAATGACTGTAGGTAGTTGTAGTGGATATGACACACGTAAGAAACAAGAAATTAAACAAAAACTTGTTGACTGTTCTAACTCAGGTGTATTTGACAAAGACAAAACATTACAAAATGTTTACAACAGATTGGCAAGTCCATCTCAACAAAGATTTAGAATTGAACCTAACTCAACTGACGCATCTCAACAACCTGATGATGCTCAACCAAAAAAATAATTTAAAATATGAGTCTTAAAAAAACAATAAAGAAAAACTTAATTGAAACTAAAGAAGTTAAAAAACAAGTTTTAACTGAGTCAACGATAATTAAAAACAGATTTAATTTTATCCTTGAGTCAAATAAAATTAAAAACAAAAAAGACCTTGATAAGGTATTTGTTAATATTTTAACTGAAATGGTACATTTACATAAACAAGGATTTAATGATTCTTTAATTGAAGAGAATGTATCAAGTGTTTTCAACGTATTGGGTAACCTTTTTGGAGGTACCACAAATGCGGTAATAGAACTTTTCAAAGAAAAAGGGGTTAAATTTATTTTAGAAAAACTTGGAATTGATGATAATAATTTCCTAAAGAACTTTTTAGTAACTGCTTTAGGTAATACAGATTTAAAAGATGTTCCTAAACTTTTCACAGAATGTGAATTCTTAACTAAGAAAATTGCGGAATCAGTTCCTGAAGCATATCTAAGACAATTAGAATATGAAAAAGGAATGGGTGGTGATTTTATGGATTATGTAAGAAACTCTTTGTATGATGTAATCAAACAAAGTGATTTTGCAGATAAGATTGAAAGTAAAATTTCAGGTATTATTTGTCCATTAGTTGAGAGAATGTCAGGTAAGTTCTCAGAACAACTTGGCACAATGAAATCTTCATTGATTTCAAACCCTATGAATATCCAGGCGTAATTGCTTGTTTATTATAAATAAATATAAATAAAAGGAGGGGTAATTTTTTTCCTGTGAAAAAGGAGGTCATTTGACCTCCTTTTTTTTATTTCTTAGTTTTTACGATTTCATCGATGATTCCGTATTTTAAAGCCTCTTCTGAAGATAACCATAAATCACGACTTGCATCTTTCTTTACTTGAGCGGCGGTCTTACCACAATAAGAACCTAACAATTCAAATAAAGTATCGTTAATCTTTTTCCATTCTTTCATATCGATTTCCGCATCTTGAATGTTACCACGGAATCCACCTGAAGACTGATGTAACATTGTGCGAGAAAACCTCAATGAAGAACGTTTACCTTTGGTACCTGCCCCCAATAGAATTGAACCCATTGAAGCTGCCATACCTGTGTTTACGGTACGAATATCACATTTGATATAATCCATAACGTCAACCATACTTAAACCTGATTTAACAGAACCTCCAGGACTATCGATGTGCATTGTGATGTCTGAAGTGTCAGCAGAGTCCAAGAACATTAATTGTGCCTGTACTATTGTTGACATATTATCATTCACTTCACCAGCGACCCATAGAATACGGTCCCTCATCAATCTTGAAAAGATATCGATTTGAGTTGCTCTCATCTCTCTTTCTTCCAAAATATATGGAGTCATTGAGTTCTCAATCTGTTTTGAATAATAATCCAAATTACTTGATGGTTTGTACAAGTGTTTCGTGTAATACGACTTAAATTCTTTTCCGTAATCCATATTTAAATTTTAAAATTTAGTATCAGAGGAGGGACTCGAACCCTCACGCCGTAGCATATGCTCCTAAGGCATACGTGTCTACCAATTCCACCACTCTGATATTTGGCCCCTCCTGAGATTACAGAGAGTAGATTTTAACGGTTTCTTTTCTCTTTGAAGAAACATATCCCTTAAAGTTGTTTGATAACCTATATAGTTACCTCATTCAATAAGTCTTTTTCATTAGTGTCTTACCACATAAAACCCGTCAGCTCAATACGTCGGCGGTGCTGAACCTTGCTACCGTTTTATCCGAATCGAAACCCCATTAAGGTCGAGGATTTTTTTACTACCATCACTTTTTTAAAGAATGTGACCAATCTTTCTGAGTATCTCTAACTCATAGTACTCGGGGCGGGAATCGAACCCGCACGGGCCTTACGGCCCACAAGATTTTAAGTCTGGCGTGTCTACCTATTCCACCACCCGAGCAATTTTCATTTCAAAGAACAGTACAAATGTACGGCGTATTTTTTAAACTGTCAACACCCCGAAAGAATTTTTATAATCTTCCCAAATTCTTTCCAACGAATTGTTAACCACGTCAATAAACAATGAAGGTTCATAAGGTTTTTTACGTAGTACCATTCCAGCTTCTTGAGGTGTTCTATCTGCCTTATGGAGGTTACACTTATGGCAACAAGTAACAAGATTAGTCCATTCATTAGAACCTCCTTTAGATTTAGGTATAACGTGGTCTAACGTCAATTGTTTTGTTGACCCACAATAAACACATTCCCCACCATCTCTTCTATACACCCTATGTCTGTTAACCCGAATATTTCTAACTCTAAATTTAACGTATTTGAATAGACGGATGATTAATGGACGCACATAGTTTTGGTATCCTGCAATAATAGGACTTTCGGAACTCTTAACGATTTCCGCTTTACCCTTGAATACGAGTTTAAATCCTTTTTGTGAGGATGTCACGTTTAACGGGGTATAATCTGCATTTAATACTAACACTCTTTCCATATCTTGGCAAATTTAATAATTTTTTTCCAATAAAACAAAAAAGGTCACAATTTCTTGTGACCTTTCTTTATACGTTTTAGTTTTTCTGTTTAATTTATTTTTGTTTATCTAAATCGCGTAAGGTCACTCCTCGAACACATAAAAGTGCCGACGTAATATAATCCTGTACTAAAAGACCCATATTTAATGATTTCATATTCATCACGATTTTCTTTATTTATAAATATTATTCTTTTTCAGAAACTGCCCTACCTTTTAACTCTTTCCAATCTTGTTCAGGTCTAACTTCTAAATTAGTCTTCCAAGCGGCTTCTAACACATTCATATTACAACCTACTTCAGAAGCCATCGATATTAACGCATTTATGTCTTTTGGAAAACAAGTACCACCAAATCCTAATTTACCGTCAGGACCTGGAACGTGTAAGTGAGAATCTCCAATTCTACCATCAGATGCAAATCCGTATAACGCCTTTTCCCAATCTACACCAATTAATTTAGAAAGTCTATAATATTCATTCATTAAACTAACTTTAGCTGCAAAAAAAGTATTATTCATATATTTCACAAACTCAGCAGTTTTAGAATCAGTATGAATAATGTGTCTATTCATAAAACGGTCATTGAATAATTCCTCAACTCGTTTAGTTAAAGATGGTTCACCTCCTAAAATAATTCTAGCTTGTGTTAACATATCTAACTTAGCGGTCCTTTCAGTTAAAAACTCAGGTGAAAATACGATGTTATGACCGTACTTTTTAATTAAAGACTCGGTAGTACCTGGTAGTACTGTTGATTTGATAATGAAGACGGTATTTTCATTGTAAATTACATCACCAAAAAAGTCTTCAATAAATGAGATGTCTTGGGTACCATCACTTAACATTGGTGTTGGTAAACAAATAAAAATGAACTCCTGTTTCATAACTTCATCTAAAGTGTTTAGACTTTTTAATGGATTAATGTCGTAAATTTTAACTTCTGAGGTTGGACTAAAAGCAAATGAAATACTTTCACCTACAAATCCATTACCTACTACTCCTACTGTTTTTTTCATATTATAGATTTACAAATAATTATAGTTATAATTATAGTAAGAATTAGAATTAAATGAATAGTGATGTAAACTACGAATCATTCGGAGGATGGTCAATCTCAAAAGAGCTCTTTGATTGGATATTGTCTAACTTACCAAAAGGGAGTACAATACTTGAATTAGGTAGTGGGGGTGGTACTAAAGAATTAGTAAAATTTTATAATGTTTATAGTGTAGAACACGATATTAAATGGGTTGATTTAGTACCTGAATCAACTTATATCCACGCTCCGTTAGTTGATGGTTGGTATGATGTTGAGATATTAAAAGATAAATTACCTAAAGAATACGATTTATTATTAATAGATGGCCCTATTGGTGAAAATAGAATTAATATCATAAATCATTATGATATATTTAATAAAAATATACCAATAATTATTGATGATACTAATAGAGAAAATGATAAAAATATGTCTTTATTTTTGTCTGAAAAATTTGATAAAAGAATCACTTTTTCAATAGACTGTGATGATAAAACATTTACAATATTATATTAATGAATAATGATGAGAAATATGATTTTTGTGTTGTAATAACCACACATAATCGTCAAGAAATGTTAAAGATGTTATTAGATGACATTTTTAAAAATAAAAATTATAAAATATATGTTGTAGTCTTTGATGATGCGAGTAATGACATTTATGATTTGGGGGATTATGATGTTAAGTATATAAAATACATAAAAAACAATGGATTGAAAAAATTATGGAAAGTTATTGACGACACTTTTAAATTTTGCGGAAAAATTAACGCCGATTATTATGTTTACCTACAAGATGATTTAAGATTAAAAGAAAATTTCTTTGAGGAAAGTGTTAGAATTTTTGAAAATATCCCTGACGATACTAAAATTTCATTAGGAACTTTAATGATTGACAGTCAGAGAAACCAACCTAAATGGACAGGAGTATATCCTATAGAATATGATGAATATTATAAAACACAATGGTGTGAATTGGTGTTTATTTGTAAATATTCTTTTTTTAAATCTTTAGAGTTTAAAATGTTACCAATAAACCCATCAAGATGGGATAAAAACCCTAATTTGAGTAGTGGTGTGGGAGAACAAATTAGTAAACGATTATATAATTTAGATTTAAATATGTATCACGTAATAAATAACTTAACAATTCACGGAGACCACGAATCAAAACTACTTCCTGAGTTAAGAAAAACTGAAAAATTAATAGCTAAATAATGATAGAGGATTTTAAAAAAAATAAATACGTTAATTATGATATGGATTATTTTACGAATAGAATAATTAACAAAGAGTACTTCTCATATTCAAGATTTAATGATGGGGAATTAATATGTGGAATTAAACAACTTGACGGTGTTGAAATTAATTCTGTTAAAAACTGTGATAATCACGATTATTTTCCAAAAATGGGGAAGGAACTTAATGAAAGTTTAAACCATAGTGATGGTAAAAAATACTTTATACAATATTTGGGGGAATGGATTGATGACGATAACCTTAAAGAATATACTAAATTGTTAGTCGAGAATGATTTGATGAATGGAGTTTATCAATATTCAGATTTCTTACAACATAGTATGAGGGATGACCATAATACATTTAACAAATTTGTATCAACTCTAAATGAAAATAATTTAATTATTGTTGGTCCAAAATACCTATCAGAAATTAAGTTTTTAAAGGTTAAGGAGTTTATTGAAGTTCCTACCTTGAATTGTTATGAGAAAAAAGAGGAAATTTTAAGTGAAATTAAAAAAGTATTAACTAAAGATAATATAGTTTTATTCTCATCGTCTATGGCGACAAACGTATTTATAGATGAACTATTTCCTCATTATGGTAATGATAATTTTTTAATAGACATTGGCTCATTATGGGATATTTTTTTCTATGAAACAAATCCTGAAATAAAACAAAGAACCCCGAATTTAGGGAGAGTTGAAAAATTTAAAAATTGGTACCCAGAGTATTTTCAATGAAAGACAAAGTAATATATAACATAGCGAGCTACAAAAGAGCAGATACTTTAATTAATACTATTAATTCGATATATAATCAATGCGACATAATCAATTTGACTTTAAATGATTATGATGAAATTCCTGTGGAATTATTTGATAAAAAAATTAATTTATTTATTAGTGATAATGATAAAGGAGACGCCTATAAATTTTACAATTTAATAAATTCTGAAGGGTACTTTTTCACTATTGATGATGATTTAATATATCCAGAAAATTATTCTGAATATATGATAGGTAAAATTGAGGAATATAAACGTAAATCATTTATAACAATTCACGGAAGAAATTTTAACAACCCTCCCATAAAAAGTTATTATTCGGATAAAAATCAATTATTTCATTTTAACCAACTTTTAAATAAAGACACTAAAGTCCAATTTGGAGGGACTGGTGTTATGGCTTTTCATACTGATTTATTTAAAGTAAATATGGATTATTTTAGGGAACCTAATATGGCAGATGTTTGGGTAGGTAAATATGCAATTGAAAATAATATAGATATTATTTGTGTAAGACATAATTCAGGGTTTGTTACCCAACAAATGATAAACGAATCAATTTATAATAATGAATATAAATCAGACTTAAAACAAACAGTATTAACAAATGATGTTTTAACCGATAAGAAAATTAGTATTATTGTTCCGACATACGATAATGTTGAGTTTTTAAAAGAATGTTTAGATTCAGTTATTTTGTCTTGCGGTGATAGTATAAGTTTTGAAGTTTTGGTGGGAATAGATAGTTGTAGAAATACTTTAAAATATGTTAATCAAAATAAGTTTAATCCTCATATTAAATTTTATTATTTCAAAGAAAATGTAGGACCTTATGTCATTAAAAATACTTTAACATTATATTCAAAATCAAAAAACTTATTATTTTTTGATTCAGATGATATTATGGATAAAACTATGATTAATGAAATAATTAGTAAATTATCCGAATTTGAATGTGTTAAACCAAAATTTTATAATTTTTCAGGTGATTTTAATTTAGAAAATATTAAATCAAAAAAAGATAATAATTTATGGGGTGAAGGGGTTTTTGGTATACATAAAGAAATTTTTCTTAACTTAAATGGATTTGAAGGATGGAGGTGCGCCGCGGACTCTGACTTTATGGGTAGAATACAAAAAAATGGAGTTAAAATAAATTTAACTAAATCTGTTTTATTTTATAGGAGACTTCACAGTAAAGGTTTAACTAGTGACCCTAAAACAAATTTTAAATCAGATTTAAGAAAAGAATATGTTCAATTGTCCAGAAATAAAAAATATTTTGGACCATTAGAAGAATTAAAAACTTCACATTTCGAACCAATTTATAATTGTTTAGATTTTACATATGTAAAATTATTAAATAATGAAACAAATAATAAAAATATTATAAAAAACAAAGATATTGTTAGTCATAATATTAGTGAAGTAATTAAAAAATTAGACAAAACAAGTTCAGTTAGAGTTTTAGATTCTAAAAACCCTGAGATTAAAAAATATATTAAACCTGTTGAGGAAAAAGTTTTAAAACCTGAGACTATCGTAGAATTTAAAATGGATGAGACTAACATTTCAAATAATAATGTTAGACAAAACGTGTTATCTTTACTTAGTTCTAATAATAAAATTGTTAGAAAGGTAGATGTTGGTAATAATAAGGATGTTATAATTAATAGACGAGATGAAACAAAACCAATAGAAAAACCAAATAAAACTAATAATAAAACTAAACTTAAACCATTAAAAGGTAAACTTGGATTTAATTTTTAAAATAAAATTTGACTTTTTACGTTATATAGGTATATTTAATAAAAAACGAATAAAACTGCAAATGAAAACATTACATATCATACTAATAGGTGGGACAGATAGAACTGAAGCGACTACTCCAATGGAGATGGTGTGATATTCCTATACTATGAATTCACTGAACCCATCTCCAAAAGAGATGGGTTTTTTGTTTTTAATGAGTTTTAAATTTTGTTCTTTGAAATATTGGTTGTATCTTTGTTAAAGATTTTAAATGGTCCGTTCGTCTATCGGTTAGGACATATCCCTTTCACGGATAAAAGGCGGGTTCGATTCCCGCACGGACTACAAACTAAAAAAAAATAATTATGCCAGAATTTTCGGATTATGTGGAAGTTGAGGCGGAAATTGAAGTTAGTGTTGACGACTTTTTAACCGCTTGTTCACCTCGAGAACTTAAAGAGCTTATTATAGCTTTGGTCGAGGACGGTCATATCTCAAGTACATCTATTTTAGTGTCAGACACTAAAATGGGTTGGATGGAAAAAGACCACAGAATGTTTTGTGATAGAATTGCCAATTCTTATCATAGAATGAGTAACGAAGAACTTGACCTAATTAATAAATTAGGAGATAAGTACAACGTTTAAAATGATGGGGGTGTATGTCTCAAGGCCGACGAGATTGATTTGCAATCAATCTGAGGTGAGTTCGATTCTCACCATCTCCACAACATCGCGAGATAGTAGCAGTGGTAGCTCGCAAGGCTCATAACCTTGAGGTCGGAGGTTCGAATCCTCCTCTCGCAACAAAGTTATCATAACTCGGTAGGATGAGGCCGCAATCGGATTCCTTTAAACAACGCGTGAGGGGCGGCTTTCACGATGTGGCCGAAGTGATGACAAAGATATATCGCGGGGTGGACTGGAGTTGGTTCCAGCTTGGTCTCATAAGCCAAACTACGTGGGTTCGAATCCCGCCCCCGCAACTAAGATGGGTTTCCCTACACCTGGGGTTAGTGAATAATTTAAAGGGGGACAAAAGTGGTACACAAGTCCACGACTCATCTAAACGCGGTAGTAGCTCAGTTGGTAGAGCATAACCTTGCCAAGGTTAGGGTCGCAGGTTCGAATCCTGTCTACCGCTCAATAATAAGCGGATATCGTATAATGGTTCATTACTTCAGCCTTCCAAGCTGAAGATGTGAGTTCGATTCTCACTATCCGCTCAAAAGGTCTCATAGTTAAACGGCTATAATGCAGCCCTGTCACGGCTGAGTTCGGGGTTCGATTCCCCGTGGGACCGCAAATAAACAATTAAATACTTATAGGTATGAGTAATGATGATTGGGATTCTGATGAATGGCAAGGACGTTCAAAAAAACAAGTGATGGGTAATAATCGTGTTTTTGGATATACTGTGATTTTTGGCGTATTCATATTAATGTTGTTATTAATCCATAAATCACTAATTTTACTTGGACTTATTTGATTAATTCATATTTAATCCGTACCTTTGTAATGAAAGAAACAAAAAAACTATGTGGGTTATTATAAAATTTATTAAAAATTTAAACGGTGTTGAATTGCCCGTAATAATATTGAATTCTCAAAATGAGATATGGGAATTTGAGACTGAGGACGAGGCTAATCAAATGAGGAAAATATTTGAATTAAATTCAGACTCAGGTCATAAATATAACATTAAAAAAATATAAAATATGGCCTCGTAGCTCAGATGGATAGAGCAACAACCTTCTAAGTTGTGGGTCGAAGGTTCGAATCCTTCCGAGGTCACTTATCAATTGATTATGAATACTAACGAAGACTTTTTAGAACAAGAACATAATAATTTTATTAATGATGAATTATTTTGTCAAATGATTAAAGAAAAAATTGAATACGCATCGTATCATAAATTTGACGGTATTGCTCCTGATGGATTTACTTTAATACCGATTGAGGTTTTGGAAGAATTAAAAGATTTTGATAATTGGAAAGAGTTTAAACACGACCCTGAATGGATTAAGAAAAATTCAATTAAGTATTTGGCGGTTTAAAAAATATGTTGTAAATTTGTTGTATGAAAAAAAATATCCCTATCTTGTTAGCACTTCTTTGGTTCGTATTGATTAGTTTTGTTGCCTTCTTTTTAGTTGGATGTGAAAACCGTAATAAAATTGAACCTGGTGATAAAGTAGTTAAGTGTGTGATTGACAGTTCTTGGGTTAAACAACCTGTCGCTATCAACGAATTAACTCCAAAGTATTACTACAAAACAGAGTGTGGTCAAAGATTTTCAACAGATAGGTCAGATATCTATAAAATCGGAGATACTATAACTTACATATATAAGAAAATCAAATAATTATATGGTAATTGCCTCCATAGCTCAGCAGGTCAGAGCGGCTGATTTGTAATCAGCAGGTCGTTGGTTCGATTCCGACTGGAGGCTCAAAAAAACCCACACAAATAAAATGTATTATGTATTTGACCCAAACGAAAATAAAAATATAACTGAAAAAGTTAACACCGAAGAACAAGGTACTCAAGTCGAGAGATTTGATACCGAAAACATTAATATTGAACCAATTAGAAATTGGATTGATGAGTGGGATAATTGCCACGGAGATTTAATAGTGTTCTAAGGTATCTGTAGTCAAGTTGGTGTACCTAATTTGGGCAATCGGTGTCCACCGATTATTAGGGAACGGGTGCTAGCCCCTAGGTAATAGTCCCACCAACCTCTGACTACTTTTTTATTTAGGTCCCTTAGCTCAGTCGGTTAGAGCATCTGACTCATAATCAGGGGGTCGTAGGTTCGAACCCTACAGGGACCACATATAGTGACGTGGCGTAATTGGTGAGCGCAGGACTCTTATACGGTCAAGGTTATGGGTTCAAATCCCATCGTCACTACAAAACATTCTAACAAACTCATTTCCATAATTTATTTACTGTAATTTTTTATTATAATTAAAATAAAAAAACAAATATGACAGAAATTATATCATCTTTCTTAGTACACTCACAATTAATATTTAACCTATGTGCAACATTAGTGTTATTTGTGTTTTTAATTAAAGTTACCAAATTAAAATTAAAATCAATCCCATTATTTTTGTTAGGGATTTTAGGGTTTTTAATAACCGCACACGAAATGAAGTTAACTTATTATAGTAATAAAGTTGAACTAACTCCGTATGATATGAATTATCTCAAAAAGAGTGAAAACACTTTAGTTATTATTGCCCAAGGAACTTTTGTTAGTCCTCACGAAGATGTTTTAAGTAAAAATAAAACAATGGTTGAAAATCACGATAGTAGAGATATTCCAGGTTTAGGTGAAATCGAAAAAAAATATTTTAATGATAGTACCCACGTATCTACCTACACTGGTACACACAATTTACTTTTGACAACTGAAGACATTATACAAGAGGTTTATTATTTCAAACAATTAAATCCTAACGGTAAAGTAGTGTTATTAGGTCATAGTTTAGGCTCTTATAATCTAATTAAAGCTTGTGAAAAACTTAAAAGTTTAAATATTTACGTAGATTTGTTAATAACAATTGACCCTCAGTATAAGGATAAAACTAGAAGAGTTCAAGAAACGTTAGTTTTAAATTGTATGATACCATCTAACGTTAAAGTGTGTTTAAATTATTATGTTAGAGATATTGATGAATTCCAAGAAGAATTATTATCAGGAGGTAACGCTTACCCAATCAATAAAGAAAAGACAAAAGTTGTAAATTACGCAGTTTCAAATTGTACTCACACTAATATTGATAATAGTTTGGCAAAACCATTACAATCATTAATTAAAGAATATCTTGAAACAAACCAAGACCCTGTAGAATTATCGAAAAAAATTAAAAAAATTACAATAATCCCTAACAAACCTTACAAAAAAATTAGTATCTTTGACCTAATAAATAAATAAAAACTATGCAACTAATATTCAATATTATCGCAACACTATTGTTTTTCTTTTTTGGTGTTATTTGGAGTAAAAAAACACCTTTAGATTTGTTTATGAAGATAATTTGTATTATCTTATCATTTGTAGGGATGATTTTAATTTTTGAAAATTTAGGTTATATAATTAAAAAATAATATGAAAGTTATATTTTTAGACCACGACGGAGTAATCTGTTTATCCACAGAGTGGGGAGGTCGTTACAAGAAAAGACAAAAATGGGAAGGTAATAAACTTACTATGGATGTTAAAGGTATGCCAATCGAGTATAGATTTGACAACTTCAACGAAAAGGCGGTTAAAGTTTTAAATAAAATTTTAGAAGAAACTGGTGCTGAGATTGTTGTATCTTCGGATTGGAAAAGATGGGCAAATGTTGAGGAAATGGGTGAGTACTATGAGTCAAAAGGTATTTCAAAAAAACCAATCGCCTTTACACCTAATTTAAGTGAATGTACGGTACACGGAAATAACTTTATTTGGTCTAGAGATTGGGATTTACAACAAACTCGTACAATTGAAATTAAACAGTACTTACACGACCATCCCGAAGTTACTCATTGGGTTTCAATAGATGACCTTGATATGGGTAAAACAGGTATGTATTATGGTATGAAGTTTACTCACGATTGGGGATTAGAAAATTTTGTCTTAACTCCAAGCGCGAATGAAGGGTTAAAACAATCTGGAATTAAAGAAAAAGTTTTGTCTTTTTTATCTTAATTGTTTGAAGATTAAAAAAAAATCCATACATTTGTAAAAGAAATAGAGAGAACCGTGAGTTTGCGGATGGAAACAACTATAAAACGAGCATACGTCATACTCTATTTAAGACCCCACGATTAACAGAGATATCCGACTGTTATGGTGTGTGAACCTGACTTGAAGGCTTCAAGGCTATGGGGGAGGCTACACAGGTTAGATAGGATTCCCCATTATGGATAGAGGGGGTAAGGGGGCTTTAATTAGTCGTAATACAATCCACAAGTTGTAGAAATACTGGACAATTCTACAATACACACTCAGCTTCCGAGTGAGACTCGCCACGTAACTTTGGGGGTAGGGTGAAGATGTCCTGAGGGTAACACTGAACGCAATATCTGAAAATCTATGACACATCGATTAGGTTAGTAAATATGGACGGAGTGTGAGAGTAGAAACCCACCAAGGATGGTTACTATGGGCTAACAAATCTTAGTCATAATGGTGTGGGATATTATGTCGCCAAGATATACTTAACTTTGAAAGGTTCTCCCAAAATGGCGTGGGGATGATTTAGAACCTTTCTTTTTTTATACTCTTAAAGTATTTATATATGTGAGAGTAATCATTACCGAAAATCAATTTAAAAGTATTATTGAACAGGCAACTAAAACTAATAAGCCTGTTAATCAAACGTATACGTTAGTTAAAGATAGAATTTTGACTAAAAATACTATGCTTGGTGGTCAAATTAAAATACCTAAAGGAACAAGATTCACCGCTCACCAATATGGAGATAAGAAAGATAAATCCACAGGAGGAGCATCATTTACCGCATCTGTTGATAGAGTTGTTGGTAAAAAAATAAAACCATCAACTGTTTATTATTGTGACGGTCAAAACGCTGGTAAGTTTTGGAATAGTTCTGCAAATTCTTGGTTTTACGATAAAACAAAAGTTTTGTCAGGTTATCTATCTAAAAATTTATGTGGTAAATCATATGGAGACCAATATTATTGGGAAAACTTAGCAACTTGGCAAGAGCAAAAAGAAAAGAAAGAAAGAAGTGAGGCTTGTTCTAAAAACGGTCAGTATGTTGATTCTAAAGGTAAAAAGGCTTGTTATGAAACAAGTACAGAATATCAAAAAAATTATCAATTCTTAAAATCACAAGGACTTATTGTCGATAGTTTTGGAGGATATACTTTCCCAACTCCAAGTAGTCCTAACCAACACTATAACTTAGCCGCTCTTTTTAGTATAAAATATTTAACCGATATCCAAACAAATAGAGTTGGGTGGAATAATACAGAATGTTTACAAATAGGTTTGTCTAGTTTAGGTAATGTTAAAATGGTAAGTAAAAAATTAACATCTTATGGTACCTCAATAAAAGATTTAATAAATAATCCACAATCTGCAATATGGACACACAATAAAAATAAAATTACTCCATTATATGCCAACTTTATTCTATCCGATTTTTATTTTCAATGGGGTAAATTATTACAAGACGTAGTTGCCAGTACAAATAATAATGCAACCGTATATTTCCCTGAAGGGGTTTATAACTTTATGGCGTCTTTTTACGACTCGGTAAATGCTTCCCAAATTAAGGGAGTTTACGATAGAGCAAAACCTACTTGTGTTGGGGGAGGATTAACTGCAGAAGAAGGTCACAAAGTTATTGAAGGGTTACAAATTGCAAGTATGTTTATACCATTTGTTGGACCTTTATTAGCGGCAGGTCTTGGAATTGCCGATTCTGCAATATATTTCTCAGAAGGTAAAAACGCCGAAGCTGGTCTTACAATGGCATTTAGTGTTTTACCATTTGCATCCGAAATACCTGCACTTAAAGGTATTGGTTCGGCAACCTTTGAAAAAATTGCCGAAAAAACAATTAATAAAATACCATTTAATCCTGAAGAACTTAAAGTTGTTCAAACAATTAATAATCATAAAAAAGAAATTGAGACACTTACCGATAATTTTATTAAAAAACAAAGTAGTAATAAAACAGTTCAAGAGATGATGAATATTGCTAAAAATAAAGGTGAGGATGCTTTAGCGGATAAGATTAAAGAGAAAACAGGTGTTGATATTAAACTAACAAATAAAAAGGCGGTTGGTAAGTATGTTAAGGGTCAAACTAAATCCTACGCAATGAACGCCGCAAAGGATATTGATAAGAAAAATACTGGCGGAGCATAAAAAAACAGAAAATTATTTGACAATCAGGAAACTTTTTGTACCTTTGTAATAGTTATAAGTAAAACAACAATAAAATTAGAAATAATGAGAACTAATAAACAACATATGTCGATTATTAACGTGGTAAAACAGTTTAGTAACTGTTGGTATCCGCGTATGGCATTTATTGGTTCGGTTGTTGATGAAACAAATTAAGGATAAGATTAAGTTAGACAAATAACAAACATCGAGACCCCGAACCAACTTAGGTTCGGGGTTTTTTGTTTTATGTGTTCTTTGAAATATTGGTAAGTAAATAATCGGGGTATAGTCTCGGGGAGAGACGCTTGGTTTGGGACCAAGAGGCGGCAGGTTCGACTCCTGCTACCCCGACAAAAAATTAGTAAAATAGAGCGTTATATACCAAAAAATGGTTATATTTGTTTTGTAAAACTAAACATTGTCACATAGCTCAGTTGGTTAGAGCGTTCGCCTGATACGCGAAAGGTCGATGGTTCGAGCCCATCTGTGACAACTTAATGTCTTCGTAGCTCAGTTGGTTTAGAGCACTCCACTTTTAATGGAGGGGTCAAGAGTTCGAATCTCTTCGGGGACACTACGGTCAGATACCCAAGTGGTTTAAGGGGCTTGTCTGCAAAACAAGTATTCGTCGGTTCGAATCCGACTCTGACCTCTAATACGGGTGTAGCTCAGGGGCAGAGCACTGGTCTCCAAAACCAGGTGTCGGGATATCGTAATTCTCCACCCGTGCAATAGTTCGAATTTTTAATGATTGTATCGAACTTTTTAGAGTAATGTAATATTTATTAATAAAGAGTATTATGAAAGAAAAAATATTACAACTTAGAGAAGAAGGTAAAACTTACAAACAAATACAGGAAATACTAAATTGTTCTAAATCAACAATTTCATATTATTGTGGTGTAGGTCAAAAAGAAAAAGTTAAGGATAGAACTAAAAAACGAAGAGAAAACATTATTCTAAAAAAATTAGAAACTTATAAATACAGAAAAAATAGGTATAAAAAAGAATGTGTTCGAAAATTTAATAAACGTGATAATTCCGTTCAGGGTAAAATTAATAAAGACTTTGAAACTACATTTACTTGGGAGACGGTTATTGAAAAATTTGGTGAGGATGCTAAATGTTATTTGACGGGAATTGATATTAACTTATTTAAAGACGAATATCATTTTGACCACATAATACCTGTTAGTAGAGGGGGGAATAACTCCCTTGAAAATTTGGGGATTTTAACTCCGACTGTTAACAATATGAAAGGTGACTTAACAACTGACGAATTATTAATGTGGTGTATTAAAATTTTAGAACATAATGGTTACTCAATAAGTAAAAAATTGGCCAGGTAGCTCAGAGGAAGAGCAATCGCCTGTTAAGCGATAGGTCGAGATATCGTAATTCTCCCTGGCCGCAAAAAAATTAGGTTGATTAGGGAATGATTGTACTGATAGTTCGAGAGTGAATACTGACTAGTACAATCGGAGTTGGCAGGTATTCACCCAAGTAATGCTAATCGTAAAAACAGATGTCCACTCGACCATCTTCTGTTTTCCTAAATTGGGAGTGTTGAGCAACGGTTGCTTAGCTGACTGTAAATCAGTGGTCTTATGACATTGGGGGTTCGAATCCCTCCACTCCCACTTAAATTGTCCTTTGGTCTAATGGCAGGACAGGTGGTTTTGGTCCACCTAGTGGAGGTTCGAATCCTTCAGGGACAACAAAATACCGATGTAGCTCAGTGGTAGAGCACTTCTTTCATACGGAAGTTGTCGGTGGTTCGATACCACCCATCGGTACTTACAGTTCCTTAGCTCAGTTGGGAGAGCGCTTGTTTTACATACAAGATGTCGTAGGTTCGATTCCTACAGGAACTACAAAAAATGCCAAACTCGGAAGTAAAACACGTCCAAACTCGGAAGTGAATAAAAAATGTTTGGTTAATTAAAAAAATCGCAGTACATTTGTATTGTAGTTGGACGGGGGAGTGGGTAGTTGGTAGGATGGTGACCTACTCCCCCTGAAAAGTGAGTTCTTTGAAGAAAAAAATATTAAATCACGGGTGGCTCCCTTAATAGTTAAGGATGACCTTAAGCATCCAAGGTTTACAGTAGATAGTTTACTGTAAACTATATACAGGGGGCGAAAGTGATTTATTTTAATAATATTGATAATGGTTTTCCCCATTCAATGGATGTCGACAATCCAGAGTGGAATCGGAATTCAGCACCCTCGGCCAGTGCACTGATAAAACTCAGAAGAAGCCGTTAAGATTGGAGCGAGACGGGTACTCCATCATTATCATACTTGGAACGGTAGCTCAGTTGGTAGAGCACTTGCCTGAAGAGCAAGGTGTCGGCGGTTCGATTCCGCCCCGTTCCACGGAGTCCCGAATTAACGGGAAACCCCCACTCCCATATGGCAGCCAGTCCGTTAATCTGGTGAAGTGGGGTAATTAGTCAAGTGGGCGTAATGAGGGATGGTACCCGAGTCCTGAAGACACCACGGTCCATAACCCTTTGGACGCGAGAAGTTGTAAGGTTGTCTATTCCGTCTTGAACGGTATTCGGTTCGAGTCCGACCTTGACTACTAATATGGTGGCTATAGCTCAGTAGGTAGAGCACTTGATTGTGGTTCAAGGTGTCACGGGTTCGATTCCCGTTAGTTACCCCATCCGATGTGTTTACCGAGCTAGGTCGGTTATACGGTGAGATGGCAGAGTTGGTCGATTGCGTCGGTCTTGAAAACCGAAGTACCTGAAAGGGTACCGTGGGTTCGAATCCTACTCTCACCGCACGTGGTTTCCGTGTTTCGGAAATATAAAAAAAGAGGTAGTTCCCGCCTAATATGCTCCCGTATGATGAGAAGTGGTGTCACTACCACAGGGACCTGAGCCGATTACTTGAGTCTAAGTCGGTTGGTTAGTGTACCAGTGGCAGGAGTAAGTTAACACACTAGTTCTAACCCCTCACGAAAGTGGGTTGCCGCTGAAATTCGGTATTGGGGACAACTCAAAAGAGCTGAACGTTTTTTAGTCCCTTAGCTCAACGGATTAGAGCGTTTCGCTACGGACGAAAAGGTTGGGGGTTCGAATCCCTCAGGGACTACTATTGGAAGATTACCCAAGTTGGTGAAGGGGCCTGTTTGCTAAACAGGTAGGACTGAAAGGTCGCGTTGGTTCGAGCCCAACATCTTCCGCAAAAAGTTGACTAAGTTCATACAAAGATTTATACTTACCTTATGCAAAATTTATCATTCGTAGGAAACAATATTGTTGGTTCTGAAATTATTAAAATTTCACAACAAATTAAAGAGGTATCAAAAACAAAACCAGTACAAAACTTCAGTATTGGTGATTTTAACCCTAAAATAAATCCAATTCCAAAAAAACTTAAAGAGTATATTGTTGAGTCATACGAAAATGATTTAACAAATTATCCAATGTCTCCAGGTGAATTGGATTTGAGAAAATCTGTTAGTGAATATCTTAATAAAAAAAGAGGGATTAGTTATTCTGAAGACGAAATTTTAATCGGGTGTGGCGTTAGACCATTAATTTACACAATATTTAAAACTATTGTTGATTCAGACGATTCTGTAATGTACCCTGTACCATCTTGGAATAACAATCATTATTCTTTTTTACACGGAGCAATAAAAATCCCTATAGAATGTAAACCTGAAAACTCGTTTTTCCCAACTTTTGAAGATGTTAAAGGTAAACTACACAATACAAGATTACTTTGTTTATGTTCGCCACAAAATCCTACAGGTCGTGTTATAGATAAAGTAACACTAAAACAAATCTGTGATGAGATTGTTGAGGTTAATAAAGAAAAATCTAAAAAAACATATTTGTTTTTTGACCAAATATATTCTGACTTAGTTTCTGATGGTTTATTTACTCATCCATTAGAAGTTTGTCCTGAAATACGTGATTATTTAATTTGTGTTGATGGAATATCTAAATCCTTATGTGCCACAGGTGTTAGAGTTGGTTGGGTTTTTGGTCCTAAATCAATCATTTCTAAAATGACCGAAATATTCTCTCACATCGGAGCTTGGTCTCCTAAACCTGAACAAACGGCAGTTGCAAAGTATCTAAATGATTATAATTCAATGAATGAATTTGTTTCTAATAAAGTGAAACAGTATTCTGAAATATCAAATATAATCTGTGAAAAAATTGAAGAGTTAAAACAAAGAAGGTTTAGAATTGATTATCAAAAACCTGAAGGGGGTATCTATATTTCGATTTATTTAGGAGAATCTCAATTTTTTGGTAACGTTGAAAACTATGTACAATTTTTAATTAAACATTGTGGTGTTGGGTTGGTACCATTCGAATATTTTGGGTCTAATAAAAACGCAGGTTGGTTTAGAATGTCTCTTGGTGGTGTTGATATTGAAAATATTGATGAGGTTGTATTATCCTTAGAAAAAATATGTGTTAAATCAATATCTGAAGTTAATTCCTGGATTATTTAATTTTGCCAGATAAAAAATTTTTCGTATCTTTGTTATATGAAAAATCAACTCCCTTATTGTAATACATCTGAAGCGATTAAAGGATATTCTGAATCTATAATCGCTAAAAGTGAAACTAACGATTGTGTTGTTCGAGCAATTGCGTCGGCATTTGGAATTGAATACGATAGGGCTCATACATTCATTAAAGAAACTTTTTTCCGTAAAGACCGACAAGGAACCTACAACTTTATTGGGGGTATGAATAAAATTTCAAGAGAACGTACTCGTATCGGTCGTAAAACTTGCAAACCCGTTGGAAAACCAAATACTTCAGGTTCTTTTTATACTTTGGATTATGAAGTTAAGGTTAAGGGTCAAAAAACTAATCGACAAATGACCGTGGGTACTTTTATTAAAAAATACCCTATTGGTACTTTTGTCATCTGTGTTAGAAGTCACGCCTTTACAATAAAGGATGGTGTTGTTATGGGTAACTTAGAGGATTCTAAAAAAACTCGTAAGATTATAAACTCAGCTTGGAGAGTTGGTAGTTAATTAGTATTTTTGTATAATGAAAAGAATTAGTAAAAAAAATTATAGTATGAAACAAAGAATATATTTGGATGATGTAAGAACTCCTATTGAAAAAGACCAATGGGTCATTGTTCGTTCTTACGAAGAATTTGTAGAAAAAGTAACTGAAATCGGATTAGAAAATATTAGTTTAATTTCTTTGGACCACGATTTAGGTGATACTGCAATGGCGGAATGGCATAAAAATGTTTATCAAAATTACAAATTGAATTACGATAACATTACTGAAAAAACAGGTATGGATTGTACTAAATGGTTAGTTGACCAATGGATGGATGGACAACCTGTTGTTGATGTTGTAATTCACTCAGCCAATGCTATCGGTAGTGCAAATATGATGGGATACATCAACAATTACCGTCACATCAATCGTTTACCTCAAAATTGTGTAAGAGTACAAATTGAACATACAGTATAATATGGATAAATTAAGATATAAGTTATTGGCGATTTTAAATGTTATGTGGATGATAATACTCCCGTTAGTTATTTCTAACGGGATATTTTATCTTTTAGGTAGTTTTATTGCTTGGGATTGGAATCCGTATAATTGGTGGGCATTTACAACAACTTTTGGTCGTGTTTTAATGGTTATTGTTGAAGTTGCAATATTAGTTAACATTCCTACTTGGTGGGGACAATTTGATAAATAATGAATATATTTTTTCTTGATTTAGATGTAAAAAAATGTGCCGAATATCATTGTGATAAACACGTAGTTAAAATGATACTTGAGACTGCTCAACTTTTATGTGGGGTTCATCATTTGACCCCCCAAGTTACTCCCCAAGTTCCGTATAAATTATCACATAAAAATCATCCTTGTGCTATATGGACTCGTGAAAGTTTGACAAATTATTTGTATCTTTGTGAACTGGGTTTAGAGTTATGTAAAGAATATACTTACCGATATGGAAAACGACATAAATCACAGGATGTGATTGAGTGGTGTGTCACAAATAAAGCAAACATTTGTGACAAAGGATTTACTGAACCACCAAAAGCAATGCCTGACGAGTATAAAGTTAAATCTGTTGTTGAGTCGTATCGAAATTATTATATTGGAGCAAAATCAGGATTTGCGGTATGGAAAAACAGAGATACCCCTAAATGGTTTAAAAAAGAAATAGAATTAGTATGAAAACATTTAAAGAGATAGAAAGAAAATTTTTGTTAAAAAGATTCCCAAGGTTAGAGAGAATTAATACTGTTTATCAAATTGAACAGTGGTATCACTCCGATGGGTATCGTTATAGGTATCAAGTTGAAACACCAACAGGTGATATACAGATATTCAAAACAAAGAAAACTAATATCTCTAAAGGTGTAAATCAGGAAGAAGAAATAACATTAACTCAAGAAGAATTTAACGAATTAAATTTAAGTAATTCGTTACACATAAATAAGACAAGAACAGTAATCAAATATAGAGGACTTAAATTTGAGATTGATAAGTACAACGGGATTAATATAATAATCCTTGAAGTTGAGTTAAAAGATATTAACGATAAAATCAATTTTCCAAAATACATTGAAAAAGAAATTTTATATGAGGTAACAGGTATTAAAGAATTTAGTAATAAGAAATTAGCAGAATAAGATGATTAAGATAGATAAAGATTTTAAAGGTGATGTGTGGATTTTTTCAGACCCTCACTATAATCACAAAAATATATGTCGTGGTACGACAAACTGGCGTATGCCCGATGGGTCAATCCCAATTTCACAAACTCGTGATTTTGAAACCTTGGATAAAATGAATGCAAAAATTGTTAATAACATTAACGAAAATGTTATGCAAGACGACATACTAATCTGTCTTGGTGATTGGTCGTTTGGAGGTTTTGAATCAATCAAAGAATTTTGGGACCGAATTGTTTGTAAAAATATTCACTTGGTTTTAGGTAATCACGACCACCACATTGAAAACAACCGACAAGGATGTCAGGGTTATTTTAAAAGTGTTTCACATTATAACACATTAAAACTTGATGAACATACTTTTCGTTTGATGCACTACCCAATTAGTTCTTGGGACGGTTTAAATAAGGGTGTTATGCACCTTCACGGACACTGTCATTTACCAACAAACTTACGTTTTGGTAAAGGACAACGTATGGATGTTGGGATGGATGGACACCCTGAGTTCAGACCGTACAACGTTATGAGAGAAATAGTTCCATTATTACGTCACAGAGAAAAAGTGTCTGAAATTGGTAATGACCATCACTTAGACGAATTAACGGGGGTAGTCGGGTAATGGCTTGTAAAGAATGTCCTTGGTCGGTAAGGAATAAACATAATGATATGATTGTGGGGTTTTCTAAAAAAATGGACAGACCCCACAACTGTCATATGATAAATGGTGGAAAAGAACTTTGGAATATAAACGAAAAAACTAAATGTAATGGGAGGAAAGAATACGAGAAAAACCGTGATACACGAGGAACTCACAGAGAAACAACAAAAAATGTATGATGAGTGGTTATCACACATTAAAGCAATTTATGGTGAATACGGTACATTCACTTGGAGAATAACACCAACAGGTATTGGTAGTGGAATTACGGTTTATAGTCACCATACAAGAACAGAATTAGATTTAACAGATGTTGACTCTTGGTAAAGATATTAAACTTTTTTATACTCCTCCTAAAGATTCGGTCTTTGATGAGTTAAAAAGAGCTTGCCTTAAATTTTGGACTGTTTGTTTTAAAGAAGATGGTTCTGATTATGTTGATGAGAAAGTAAACAGAATCAAAAACTTAGAAAATGAAGGTTCTAATTTTATTTCAATGGTACAGATGATTCATCCAAACTCCAGAATTTTAATAGCAAAACAATTATCGTATAAAACTAAATATGAGGTTAGTCGAAGATTATATGGTAGCGGTAGTGAAGACGAATATGACCACTTTAGTGTGTGGAAAATAGAAAATCATTTTGATTAATTAATAAAAAATTAGTATCTTTGTAAAATGTTAGAGCAATTGAACAAATATTACGAGAAAGAGTTGGTGCAAAAACAAGTGCATCCTACCCTTCCTTTGACTATATGGAACTATACTCCAAAGGTTCAATACGGTGAAGGTAATAACCAATATAAATTTTGGGATGATGTTACCAAACAATGCCGTGGATTGGTTACTGACAATGAGGGTAATGTTGTTGCAAGACCATTTAAGAAATTCTTCAACATAGAAGAAAACCAACACACTCCAACTGAGGATTTTGATGTGTATGAAAAAATGGACGGTTCTTTGGGAATCTTATTCAACTACAAAGGTGAGTGGGTTCTTGCGACTCGTGGTTCTTTTACTTCTGACCAATCGGTTAAAGGTACTGAGTTACTTCAAAAATATGAATATCAGAGATTAAACCCTGACTATACTTATTTGTTTGAAATAATCTATCCTGAGAATAGAATAGTTTGTTCTTACGATTTTGAAGATTTGGTATTATTAGGAATGATACACACTAAAGATGGTTACGAGGTTAACATACACTCAGGTAATAATGTAGATGTTAGGTTCAAAAACCTTTTAAACAACTTAGGGTTTAATATCGTTAGAAAATATGATGGTATATCTGACTACACTTACTTAAAACACGCAATTGCAGATAATAAAGAAGGGTTTGTGGTTAGATTCTCTAATGGAGATAGAATGAAGATAAAAGGTGAAGAATATCTTCGTCTTCATAAAATAATGACTAACCTATCTACTACTGGTGTTTGGGAGGTTTTAAGTACTGGAGGTAAAATGGAGGATTATTTGAAGGACGTTCCTGATGAATTCTATAAAAAAGTAAAACAGTACGTTTCAACTTTAAATTATAACCATTATCGTTATTCTGAGTATGCGGGAAAACTACACGACTATTTCCGATATGGAAAGTATGGTGATAGAGAAGTTGAACCTACTAAGAAAGAATTTGCAGAACATTTAGAACTTAATAAAGTACATCCTAAAGTTAAATCACTATGTTTTGCAATGTGGGATAGAAAACCATATGACCATATTATATGGAAATACCTCAAACCTAAGTTTGAAAAACTTTAAAATACGACATTATGTCGTATTTTTTTTTATAAACATATATTTATAATAAATTAATTTTTAAAAAAATATTATTGATGTCGAGTGAAGTTATCGTAGCCTTTATAACAGGTGTAATAGGACCCTTAGCGTTATTATACGTTAAAAATAAGTTAGAAAAGAAACAAAAACCTGATATGGTTAAAGACGCTCTACAAGTTAGTGAACTTATAACTTCAAAAATTGAACACGTTAAAGAAGAATTTAAAGCTGATAGAGTTTGGATAACGCAATTTCATAATGGAGGTCATTTCTATCCCACAGGAAAATCTATGGCAAAATTCAGTATAATCTATGAAACGGTATCCCAAAACACAAATTCAATACAATTAAATTTTCAAAATATTCCAGTTAATTTATTTAGTAAATCAATCAATCAATTATTAGAAAATGACGTTATTGAAATTTCTGATTTTAAAGACGAAAATATTGCAACTTACGGTTTAAAGTATATTGCTGAAGATACAAATTGTAAATCAGGTTATTTATTTGCAATTAAAACGATTGATAATAAATTTATCGGTACTTTAGGATTAGATTATAGTAAGAGAAAAACAAAACTTGATATGGAATCTATTAATCATTTACAAGTTCACGCCACGGCAATAGGTGGTGTTTTAATGGGTCACTTAGAAAAGTAATTAGGTAAATCTCTCTAAAGGAGTTGTATCAAATTGAGACGATATAATTCTATTATTACCATACAATAAACTTTCATATACATCGTCAGTTATTATCTCAAGGTAAAATTCCCTGTTTTCAAATTCGGGTTTAATTGATTCACTCTCACCTTCTTTCATTTCTACTTGGTCAACACTAAGTAGAAAAGTCATTTTTGAATTAAATTTAGGGTCTTCAAAATCATTTCTCATTATTCTAGATTGAATTTCATTTTTTAAATTTTCATCATACGAAATGTATCCACCTAAATCATAAGGAACATATTCATCAGTACTAACATATCCATTAGAATCACAATAATCGCAATCTATTCTACCTTCACCATCACATTCACCACACGTTACTTTACCTCCTCCTTGACACTCTGAACAAGTATGTCCGTCTGAATCTTCGCCATCACCATCACATTCAGGACAATCTTCTTCACCTTCACCATCACAATTACGACAATCGTATCTACCATCACCATAACACTCTTCACATTCTTCTTCTTGAGTATTATCACCAAATTCTACTGTTGAAAATAAAAATAAATTATTATCCAATTTAGACATAATAGTTCTAGGGTCCTCGTTATTTAAAACTTTTTTAGTAATGAATACTAATTTAACAACCTCAACAGGTGTTAACATAGATTTAAATGGTATTGAACTATTAGTTAGAATTTCTTTATAAATCCCTTCTAAAGTAATCTCTTTTTGTAAAAAAGGTTTTAGTGATTTGGCTAGTGCGATAAGTTTCATTAAGTTAATAATTTAATAATAAATACCAGTATTTATAACATATGGTTAAAGGTTTAGAAAAAATAATAAGACATTTTATTGACGGTAAAGAATATTCACCAGGTTTAATTATTAAAATAGTTGAAGTCGATACTGATATGTATGACAATGTTAAAGTTGTTTTTGATATTATTAATGAGAGTGATGTACCATATAACTTAATCATAATAGGTATTAATTTAAAAAATGAAATTATAAAATATTCGGAATATATTTCATTTGAACCTAACGATATTATTATTTCATATGTTAAACAACCTGTAGGTTTTGATGTTTTTTATGCTTACGGTTCAATACCATTTAATCAAATATTACATTTAACGAAATCGTTTAAACTTTCATTATTAGATAATTTACAAAATATTAATAAATTACCTATAGGATTTCATAACGGTAAAAAGGAGTATGTTGAGTTATTAGGTAAATTTATACCGAGAATAAACGTTAGTGAATTCAAAGATGAATTGTATTTAAATTTAACTTTTAGGATTACTGAAACAAATCCTGTTATGGAATATAATCCTAATGATTTAGTTGGGGACGTTGATGAAGAGCTTATAAGTGGAAATTTTGAAGAGTATTCCCAAATACAAAATGCTCTAACGTTAACTTTAGATGAATGGCCTAGAAATTTTTATCTTGACGACCCATCAGATAATATACCAAACTGGATGATGGAGAATTTTAGAATTTTTATAGATTTAGTATAATTAAAGTATTTATTATTATGAGTAAAATATTAGTTGAAGATATTAATAAGGTTAGAAAATTGATGTTACTTAATGAACTTGAGTTTGTTGAGTTGGAAGATACGTCATATTCTAACGTTAAATATGATAATGATGCAACTAAAAACGATAAAGTAAATAAAGGTTTGTTAGACGATTTACAGAAAGCTGGTGAAGCGACTGGTGTTATTTTAACTATAACTACGGCTAAATCAGGTCATAATGAAAATGTTGCAGGTACTGATAGAATTAGCCGACATATGAATGGTACAGGAGTAGACGTTGCAATTTTAGATGGTATAGGTTCAGGAGGAGCAACAAACTCAACAAACGGAAATTCAAAATTTAGAGAATTAGGTTTTAAAGTCAAAGATGCTTTAGTTGATTTGGGGTATATTTGGAATACTGAGTCAGGTAATGATAAAGCGGTGTTATGGCAAACAAATACAGGTGGAAATCACTATAATCACTTACACGTATCAAATAAAGCGGGGGCATCTGAAGAAGAATTAAGTGGTGAATACGGTGGTAGTGACGATGAGAATGAATTATTAAATAACATTTTAAATCAAGAATATAACGGTAAAAAGATTAAAGACTTAATTGATGGTGGAGATTTACTTAAAGCCTTAGAAGATTTTTTATCATTCTTTTCAAAATAAAAAAAACCCTCAATTTGAGGGTTTTTTATTGGCTAAGTAATTAAAAAATTACTTTACCGATGTAGTGTCTACCATAGTAGAATCTGCACAACATTTTGTAGAGTCAGTAACAACTGCAGTTGAATCTGTTTTAGATACTTCTTCAGTTTTAGTGTTACCACCACAAGAAGATAATACTGCTACTACACCGATTGCGAAAATTAAATTTTTCATTTTTGTTTTGTTTTTGTTTTATAGTTTGATTTATTATAATTTCAGATTATAAATATAGTATATCCATAGAAATTGTCAATACTGGTTTTAAAAGATTAAGGGGGCGATAAACCCCCTTAACATTTTAGTGGAGATGGAGAGATTCGAACTCTCGTCTTGTTCATCTTGACTATAGGTGACTACACGTTTAGGTCAGTATTTTCTAATACTCCGAAATTCACAATTCCCTTATTTTTAAAGTGGTTCGGTTTACTGAGAACTATTCCTCCACTTAGTTTCTTTAGGGTAGAAACCAAACCCATCAAAGACTCCTGTTCCTGGGTTATATGTCTGCCGACCCGAATGTAGTTGTGCTTACGCTACCGCTACAAGCTCATCTTGTTTAACAAGACCTAATAGAGCCATTTTGTCTAGAACGTTGCCGTCTAATCGTTTGAATCAGTTTTTAAGGAATTAACTCAGTTCCTACGTGCCACCGATAACCAACTATGCCAATCGATTCCATTCATCCCCATATTTTCAAAGAACATTACAAAGATACTAATAGTTTTGTAAATATCCAAACATCTTAAGTATTTATTGTTAAAGTAAATATAGATGAAAATATTAAAAGAGTCAAATCCTGATTGGTTATATATGCAATTGCATATGTTTAAACGAGGATTGTTAGACGGAGATAAGTTAACTGACGATTTAATTTTTAATGTAAGACCAAATGGAATTATTAGTTTAAGATTTGAAAATGACGAACAATATTTTAAATTATTTGATTTTCATAACGATGATATTTGGTTCTTAACCCATCTTTTTTCAACTTACAGTGGATTAGAATTGTTTGATAACTACAGAGCGGAAGAAGATTGGAGAGAAGGGTATGTTTTTCCTCATTATTTTAATGAAGAAAATCGTGAAAAAATGGAGGAAATTAAAAGACTCATTGCCCCAAATTTAAATCTTGATGATGATGGGAAAAACGTAGAATTTTGTAAACTATTAGAGGAATTATTTAATAATAGAATCGATTACATTATCGGGGATTATGAATCGGAAATGGACGGGGCTTATAAATCTTCTATGGAAAAAGAAATTACCAAAGAATTGTGTGAAATTTTCTATGATGAAGGTATCCATAACAGTCAAGGTTGTTTTAATAGATATGTGACAACTGTAGATAACTTAATAAAACTTTACGATAAGTATGGTGATAAAAATAGTGATTTATTAACTCTATTAAAAACTATAGGACATACTAAATCAGTTAATGGTGATTACTATAATGAAATATATGAATATTTTACATCTGATGAATTTGATTATGATTCGTTTAATCGAAGTATCTCATATCAATTAGACAATATTATTTCAGATATGGAAGATGATGATAAATTTGCCGATTTAGAACAATATAAAAATATTGTATCATACGTTACTAAAAAATTTAAATTTAATGTTTGGTATGGCAGACCTAAGGATGAAAGTAAAATGATGTTTAAAGTTATCAGAGTTAATCCCGAAACCAATAATATTGAAATTGAATATAAGAAAAAGGGTACAATGGATTTTAAAAAGGGTAATTACGATTTAGAACAATTTAATAATTTTTTATATCATCCTGAATTGTTTGATTAAAATATTTTTCGTATATTTGTCTAATATATACAAAAATTATGGCAAGAAATTTGCAATTACTCAAAGAGGTGTTATCGGTCCCTACTTATACTTACCAAGAAGAGGAAATGGTCCAATTCATAGTTGATTGGTTAAAAAGTAAAAATATCGAATATTACGTTGACGAACATTTGAATGTTTACGCCACTAAACAAAGTGGTGAAATCTCTGAAGATTTTATGTTTCCTTGCGTTGTTTCACATACCGATACTGTACATAAGTTAGATAGTATTAATGTTAGGGAAGAAATGTTACCAAATACCGATGGAGAATTAAAATTATCTTTAAAAGCTTATAACGACCAAGGAAACCCTACAGGTATTGGTGGTGATGACAAATGTGGAGTTTTCGCTTGTCTTGAATTACTCGAAGAATTACCTAATTTAAAAGCAGCGTTTTTTGTTTCAGAAGAAACTGGTTGTCACGGCTCAAGATATGCAGACCCAAGTTTTTTTACAAATGTGGGATACGCCATACAGTTTGACGCTCCTGAAAGTTGGATGATTACCGAAACTTGTTTTGGAGCAAAACTATTCAGTAGAGATAGTGAATTTTTTGAAAAATGTGATAAAGTCATCAGTGAAAATATGAACCCTAAAAGACAGTATATGATACACCCATATACCGATGTTTATGCCCTTAAAACTAAATTTGATTTTTCTTGTATAAACTTTTCAATAGGATATTATAACTACCACACTAAAAATGAATATGTTGTTGTGGAAGATACTTTTAATGGGATTGAAATGGGTAAGAAAATGATAGATTTGTTAGGTTATAACAAATATCATCATAGTCCTCAGAAATCTGTGACATTCAAATACTGGTAAACAAAAAAACCCTCAAATTGAGGGTTTTTTTATATATAAAAAAAAAGGGGTACTAAACCCCTTTTTTCTTTTTAGTTTGGATGGTTACATTTTCACCATCTTCCGTAATTAGGACATAAGTAATTTCTTCTTTAATGTTCCCTTTAAGTACTTCTTCCGAAATAAAGTCCTCAACTTTGTCTTGAATCGCTCTTTTTAAAGGACGAGCCCCATACATCTCATCAAATCCAACTTTAGAAATCATCTTAGAAATTGAATCATCAAATGTAATTTGATATTTCATATTATCTAAACGAACTTTTAGTTTATCTAATTCGATTGCAACAATCTTATCAACATCATTTTGACCTAAGCTATTGAAGATAATAGTATCGTCAATACGGTTTAAGAATTCAGGTGCAAAAAATTTCTTTAACTCTTTTTGTAATGTTTGTTTTCTTAATTCTTCATTAACAAATGCGTTATTTGAATTTGAAAAACCAACACCATTACCAAAATCTTGTAGTTTTTTAACACCCAAGTTTGATGTCATAATGATGATACAATTTTTAAAGTTAATCTTACGACCTAAACCATCAGTCATATGACCGTCATCCAACATTTGAAGTAAAGATGAGAAGATGTCTTTGTTTGCTTTCTCAATCTCATCAAATAAGATTACAGAATAAGGTTTGTTTTTAACCTGTTCGGTTAATTGACCACCTTCATCATACCCAACATATCCTGGAGGAGCCCCAATCAAACGAGATACTGTGTGTTTCTCTTGGTATTCGGACATATCAACACGGATAAGATTATCTTCACTACCAAAAACTTCTCTGGCTAATTGTTTTGCCAAATATGTTTTACCAACACCAGTCGACCCTAAGAATATAAATGAACCAATTGGTCTATTTGGGTCCTTAATACCTAAACGATTTCTTCGAATCGATTTTGCAATACGCTTAACCGCTTCAGGTTGACCAATAACTTTATTATTTAAATTAACATCCAAATCAACTAATGCTTTAGTATCATCGGCATTTAATTTACTAACAGGTATTTTAGTCATATTTGAAACCACATCGTAAACCAATTCCAAAGTAACCTCTTTCTTTTTGGTATTTAAACTTTCTTCAAATTTCTTTTTTTCGTCTTCAAGTTTAGACGTGATTTTTCTTTCTTTGTCTCTAAGTTGAGCAGCTTCCTCATACTTCTGACTTTTAACTACCTCAACTTTTTGATTTTTAATATCAAGAGCCTTCAACTTTAACTCCTCAATAATTTCAGGTAATTTAATATCAACTTGACTACGAGCACCAACTTCATCTAATATGTCAATAGCCTTATCAGGAAATTCTCGGTCAGTAATATATCTCTCAGCTAAATTAACACAAGTTTGAAGTACTTCATCACTAAAAGATACTTTATGAAAATTCTCATACCTATCTTTTAAGTTTTGTAAAATTACTAAAGTTTCTTCCTTAGTTGCTCCATCAACAATCACTTTTTGGAATCTACGTTCTAACGCCCCATCCTTTTCAAAATTTTTACGGTATTCGTCTAAAGTAGTAGCCCCAATACATTGGATTTCTCCACGAGCAAGTGCTGGTTTAAAGATATTAGAAGCGTCTAATGAACCTGACGAATTACCCGCACCAACTATAGTGTGAATTTCATCTATAAACACAATGATATCAGGGTTTGATTGTAACTCTTCAATAACCACTTTCATTCTTTCCTCAAATTGACCTCTATATTTTGTACCAGCAACAATAGATGTCATATCTAAGGATAAAATTCTTTTATCTGCTAAATTTCTTGGACAATCCCCTTCATATATTTTCATAGCCAAACCCTCGACAATTGCGGTTTTACCACAACCAGGTTCACCAATAATAATTGGGTTATTCTTTTTTCTACGAGAAAGAATTTGTGCGATACGCAAAATTTCTTTTTCTCTACCAACAACAGGGTCTAATTTACCTTGCTCCGCCAATTTAATCAAATCACGACTAAAATTATCTAACGCGGGTGTTGATGAATCTGAGGTTCTTTTGTTTTCTTTTTGGTTTTCGTTATCCATTGACTCTATCATATGTTCGTTATTTTATACAAAGATACTAAAATTATTTTAAAAATTCAACATTTGACAAATTGTCAGTACAAAATATTTACATATGACAAAAAGTCATATTATGTATTTGACTTGTGACAATTTTTCTAATATTATTATAATGGAACAAAATTAGATAGAATTATTGAAAATAAAAAATAAAATTAATAAAAAATTTAAAAATTATGTTTGGAAGAGATTTTAATGATTTTTTTAGAGACTTTGACAAAATGATGTCTCAATTTGACAATCAATTTAATTCGACTTGGAAATCCAATTTAGATTTAAAAAATTGGGATAAACAAGTTTATGAAAATGAAGACGGTTCGCTTCAAATTACTACATTTACTAAAAAATTTAAACCTGAATCTAATGATAAAAATGGTTTAATGAAATTGAAGAAACAATTAGAGGTTGCTATTGAAAGTGAAGATTTTGAATCAGCGGTTAAATTAAGAGACCAAATTAAAAATTTTGAAAAGAATTTGAAAAATCTTGAGAAATTAGAATTGGAACTTAAAAAAATGATTGATGAACAAAATTTTGAAAAGGCAATCGAAATTAGAGACGAGTTAAAAAAATTAAGGTCATAATTTAAACCCCCACAAATTGGGGGTTTTTTATTTTTATTATATTTATGACTATGAGACCTTTTGAAAAATATATTAAACAACTTGATTCGGATAAAGAATTACAATCTATATACCGTAATCTTAGACACTGTTTCAAAAGAGAGGGATGGTCTGAAGAAGATTTAGTAAAACCACCTTATTACCCAAAAGATATAATGGCTTATTATCAACAATTTAGTCAAGAACACAAAAGATTATTTAATGAGATAAGAATGTATTTTGATATTGACCATAACGAATTTGTAGATTATCTTAAAAAAGAGATGAAACACATTGATGATGAAACTCCATTAAACTAACCTAATTAGTAAATTATGGCAATTAAAAAAGAAATTATTGACGGTACTAAAATTATTAATGAAATAGATTCAAGTAATTTAGTAAGAGCAGAATACGACACTGAAACAAGTAAATTAGTCGTAGAATTTAAAAACGGAGCGAAATATGAATATGATGACGTTCCTCATAAGACTTACACACAATTTAGAATGGCCGAATCGCAAGGTAAATTCTTTAACTCAAACATTTCAAAAATTCATAAATACAAAAAGGTTTAACAAAGTTAAACTTTTAGGTATTTATATTTATGGAATCTAATCAGAGCATTTTAAAAAGTTTTTTACTACAAGACGAACTCAACCCTTTTGTATGGGATTTGTCTAAAGGCGGTGTTGAAAAAATGAAACCTGAAATAAGAGAAAGGTTACTTGAGATTGCTTATGAGTTTATAGAATTCTTAGATGTTCCTGTTTTTGTTAATGATATCATACTAACAGGGTCATTATCAAATTACAATTGGTCAAAATATTCTGATTTTGATTTACACATATTGATTGACTTTAATCAATTCCCAACAGAATCTTTAGAATTATATCAAAAATTATTTAATCTAAAAAAATTATTATTTAATTCTAATCACGATATTAAGATTAAGAATTATGAAGTTGAGTTATATGCTCAAGATGAAAACGAACCTCACGAAAGTACTGGGGTTTATTCTATTTTATATGATGATTGGATTAAAAAACCTAAGAAAGAAGATGTTGAGATAAATAAAAAAGAAATTGAGTCAAAATCTAAACAATGGATGGATATAATTGATGGTGTTATTGAAAATGCGTCAGATGAAGAGCTTGAAGATTCTAAAAAATTAATCCAAAAATATAAAGATAAAATTAAGAAATTTAGAAAGTGTGGTTTAGACAAAGGAGGAGAGTACTCAACAGAAAACTTGGTTTTTAAAGTTCTTAGAAGAAATGGATATATCGAAAAGTTATACGATTTTGAGAATGAACTTATGGATAAACGTTTATCTATGGAAAATAAGATAAACGATTGATGAAATAATGGGCATATTGATATATTTATAAAGAAAAAAATATTATAGTCAATAACCTAAATAAGTAAGACTAATAAATAAGAAAAAAATTAAATTAACAATACAATGGGAGATTTAAAACCACTAGGGAGTGAAAAACTTCAAGGAATGGATAAAATTCAAAGGATAATTGAATTATCTAAATTTAGAGAAAACGTTCCTTCATCAATTAATGAAACGTCCAAAGGTGAGTATAGTTTAACACTAGCCGATGGAAATGAATATCAAATCATAAGAGAAAAGTCTGGTTATATTATTAAACAAACAATTTCTGAATCTGAAACAGGATATATCGCACCTATTCAAGATAGAAAATATTTTAATTCATATTCACAAGCATTAAAAAGATTAAATTTAATGACTAAAGAAATGAATGAATTACATAATAATAAGGAAGGTGTTTCTTTGTTTTCTGAACAAAAAAAATTCGTTTTGAAAACACCAAACGCTGAAAAAAAAAATACTAACCCTACCGAAGACGTAGAAAATGTACCCGCACCACCTGCACCTGCATCACCTGCGGCAACATTACCACCCCCACCAGCTCCACCTACAGAAGGAGGAGATGTACCTCCTCCACCTATGGATGATATGGATATGCCAGAACCACCTATGGATGATATGGATATGGGAGGTAACGAAGAAGGTACTACAGAACCAGTTGGTGACGACGATAAAGATGATGTAGTTACTTTTAAATTAATCCAAAAACTTACAGGTAAATTAGGTCAAAAATTAAGAACTCTTAATTCTGATGAAGAAAATCAAATGTCTTCTAAAGATATTAAGTATGTTATTAATTCTATATTGTCTGCATTAGATTTAAATAATCTTGATGAAGATGATAGAGAAGATATTCTTAATAAATTTGAAGGTATTGAAGACGAAGAAGATATGGATTTTGGGGATGAAGAAGATATGGATTTTGGGGATGAAGAAGAAGGTGAAGAAGAAGTACCTGCAGATGATGTTGAAACTGAAGAACCTCTTGGTTTTGGTGAAGTTGGTGAAACTTGGGCAGATTTAGCTCAAGATATTGCAGACAAAACACTTATGAAAGGTATGACACCAGGTCAGTTCAGTGAAGAGGAAGATGAATTTAACCACGTAGGTAAAATTGCAGATTCTATCTTTATGGAAGCTAAAATTGAAAATGTTCTTATGAAATATTTTAGTATTAATGAATCTGAGAAAAAATTTAATGATGATTTGTCAAAACAAAGAGTTAACGAAAACAAACAAAAAATCAGTAAACGTAATAGTGAGATTAAAAGATTATCTGAAAGTATCGACCAAGAAATAGCGGCTAGAAAATTTTTACAAGAAAAAAAATCGGCTACTTTAGTTGGTAAAACTAATAAGAAAAATTTAGTTTTTGAAATAAATAACAAACAATATAAAGTTACACCTAAAGGTCAAATTCTATGATTCACTTAGTTTATGTTAATGGATTAGGTCCTAATTATAAAGGTGATAATATGTATGAATTTATTTTTTCTGACGATATAAAAAATGTTTGGGGAGAATCTTGGGAGTCAAAACCATCTAATGGTTATCCAAAACCACCTGAACTTGAGTTTATAAAAAAAGTTGGAGTACTGAAAAACACCTCACTAGAATTTGAGTTAATTCAGAACTCTGATTTTTTTAGTTTTATGGATTCTATGGATGATGTTGTAGCATTAGCTTGGGAGAAAGAAAACGAAGATATTGATTTTACCACAACAAAAAGACTTGTTTTTAGATTTGGTGAATCAGAACAAGAAATTAAAGATAAATTATATGAACGAGATATCGTTCTTGAATTTGAAAAAAAAGTAGTATATGAAAACTAACAAATATGCGAATCTAGTTAAATTTGGTCTTAGCCAAAGAACACTAATGACTTTAAGTGAGTCAGAGATTGATAAGTTACACAAAAATTTAATTGAGAGTAAAAAAGAAACTAAGGAACAAGTAACTCAAACTACAAAACAAGTGAAAACTACCAAAATACCTGCTTCAGCTGCAAAAACAACAGGAGCGGTTGTAGATGGAGTTTCAATTAAACAAGATTCTTCAGGTAATATTTACGCAACTCAAAATGAGGGTGAAATGACAGAAACTAAAAAGAAGAAGTCTAAAAAAGAATTTGAACCAAATCCTTGGGCAATATGTCATAGTCAATTAGGCCCTAAAAAAACACCTAAATTTGAAAGATGTGTACAAGCAATTAAAAAATCTATGAATGAAAATAAATTACCTTTTGACGTGATTTTGGAAAATAAAATCGTATCTTTGGTTGAAAAATACATTCAACCTAAAATGAAAAAAGGAGATTTAATTAATATGGTGGAAGAGAAAAAAATGAATTTACCTATTGGTAAATTAATGTCGATGGGTAAAGTTAGTGAGGACACTAAAGAAGCTCCTGTTAAAACTCCTGTCAAAACACCTACAAAACCTGATAAGGATAGTCCTTACAAACCAAAAACATCACCAGCTCCAAAGGCTAATAAAACGATGCCAAGTTGGATGTCATTTGACTCACTAGGAATTAAATTTAAGAAATAATGGCAAAATTAAAAAAAGATACAAAAGAGGCTATTGAATATTCAGGTTCTGAAAGAATGAACCCTGATTTAGAAAAAAAGCTTAAATTACAACAGACTACATTATCTAAAAACCCTGCATTTCCAGATGTAGATAAAAATGGTACACCTGATAATTTTGAAGAATTAGTGGCGTCTAAAAGGTTTAAAGATGTTGTAGAAAAAGTTAAGAGATATACAGGTATGCAGGAAATAACTGGCCAAAACGCTTTTATGCAATTACAAAGAGCGTTAATGGGAGCAGTTCAAAAGGTATTACAAATAGAATCTCAAAACAAAGAATATTTAGAAAAATTAGCGGTAAAGTTAGTTAAAGATGAGATGGGTATTACTGACCAATTTCAATTTGACGCTAAATTAGTACCAATGGGAGGTATTGACCAAAGTAGATTTCAAAAACAAGGTGAAGAACCTGAGGAAGAAGAAATTGAAGCTCAATTTGGACAAAAAGCCGAAGAAGACCTTGAAGATTTTATGTCCGCAATGGAAAAATTTGATAGAGAAAAGGCTAAACGTAGATTTATTAATGCGTTAATTCAAGGGTCCTCTAAAAAAGGTCATTATATGTTTGAGTTAAGTAGAGAGTCTTTAAATAAAATAAATCCTGATTTAGTTAGTTTGTATGGTACTTTAATGTCAATTAATGATTTAATTTATTGGTTGATGCCTGACGAAGCGGTTATGATGATGGCGGGTAATGAACAAAGTATGGCAGGTAAAGAGGAAATTGACGACCAAACTGACCCTCCTACAATTATTGCCAGAGGAGTATTTTTTCCTGTATTACTTCACGAATTAATTAAAGGTGTTATGGAAGTTTTTGGTACTCACGGATTACCTGACGACCCTAAATCACAACAAATGATTATGGGTAGTACTGATACTCTACCAAACGAAATATGGGATTTAAGATTAGGACCTGTTATTTGGGAGAAATTCTTACAAGCATATCCTATTGAGTTATTCGATGACGATAAAAAACATATCCAACACTATCTATTTGCAAGATTTTCAGCATTAGAAACTGAAGAGTTTTTTAATGTTGCTAAAAAAATATTATCAGGTAGTCCTGAAGGTCAGAAATTCGTTAAAGATATGGTAAACGATATTATCTCTGATTTAAAGAAACGTGACCTAGAAGATTCTTTAGGTAGTTATGAAGATGACGACGAAGATGACGATGACGGACTTGACGATTTCTTAGGTGGCTTGGGTATCTCAAGACCTAAGTAATGTATGTCATTCACAAAAGAACAATTAATATTAGAATATACTAAGTGCGTAAAGAATACTCCTTACGCACTTAAAACTTATCTACAAACTTACGATAATACTGTGTCACAGTATGTACCATTAGAATTATTCCCTGACCAAGTATCATTACTTGAAGACTACGAAAATTATAACGAAAATATTGCTTTAAAATACCGTCAAGCAGGTGTGTCTACAGTTACCGCCGCTTGGGCTTCAAAAAAAATAGTTTTTGCATCTAAAAAGAAACCTGAAAAAATTCTAATTATTGCCAACAAGTTAGATACATCAATGGAGATGGCTAACAAAATTAGAGGATTTACAGAACAGTGGCCAAATTGGACTGGTGTTGGATTCTCGAATGAAAAAAATTCACAAAGACATTATAAGTTAACTAACGGATGTGAAGTTAAAGCCGTAGCAACATCACGAGATGCGTTAAGGGGATATACCCCAACAATTCTTATATTTGACGAGGCCGCGTTTATTGAGGCTGACGGAGATTTTTGGTCAGCGTGTATGGCGTCCCTATCTACAGGGGGTAAGGTTATTGTGGTATCAACTCCAAACGGATACGACCCAATTTATTATGAGATTTATGACCAAGCATTAAGAGGTATGAACGATTTCAAAATCTCTGAGATGTTTTGGTTTAAAGACCCAAGATACACAAAAGATTTACAATTAATTAAAGTTGAAGATTTAATTCACTATTTCTTAAATCGTGAAGATTATAAAGATTTAGAAATTATTGATTTATCGAAGACCGACCCAAGAACTAGAGATTTTGAAGAAATAAAACAAAAAATTTCGGATGGGTTTAAACCAACTTCATCTTGGTTTGAAAGTATGGTTAAAAAACTTAAATACGACAAACGTAAAGTATCTCAGGAGTTGGAATGTAATTTCTTAGGTTCAGGTGATAACGTATTTGACTCAAAACAGTTACAGGATATTAAACAAAATATGTTAAAAGAACCAAACAACAAAATGATGGGTGGTGCTTTATGGATGTGGAAAGAACCTGTTGAAGGTCACAAATACATTATGGGAGTTGACGTATCAAGAGGTGATTCTGAAGACTTTACATCAATGATTATTATTGATTTTGATGAGAGAGAACAAGTATTAGAATATATTGGTAAAATACCGCCAGACGTTGCTGCTGAGATTGCGTACAAATGGGCTATGATGTATAATGCGTTTATAGTAATCGATATCACAGGTGGTATGGGGGTTTCAACCGCAAGAAAATTACAAGAAATGAACTATAAAAACTTGTATATTGACGGTGTTGAAATGGGTAATAAATGGAAATACGACCCAAAAGCGTTAGACAAAATTCCAGGTCTTAATTTTAACAATAAACGTGTTCAAATTATTTCATCCTTTGAAGAGTCAATGAGACACGGATTTAAAATTTACAGTAATAGATTGTTCAATGAAATGAATACTTTTATTTACGTAAATGGTAGACCTGACCATCAAAAAGGTCATCACGATGATTTAATTATGGCAATTGCAATGGCGACTTATGTGGGTGAAAATTCATTTAATCAATTAACTAAAGTTACTGAACAAACAAAGGCGATGTTAAGTTCTTGGACTATTAATAATAACGAAGAATCTAGTCGAAATATTGCGTTTAATCCTGTAATGCCAGCTGGAATACCAAATCACCATAATTATAATAATGAAGCGACTAAAAATGATTATCAAAAATATTTATGGTTGTTCGGGGGTTCTCAAAGATAACCTTTATAATTTTTTTTGATTGATTAAATTTAAAATATGGAAAATAATAAAAATAACAATTTAACTGTTTGGCAAAGGTTATCACAAACTTTTGGTCCTAATTCATTATTGAATCAGGATTACCCGACTTTTAGATATGATAAGAAAGAGTTACTTAAGACTACTAATCAACAAGAATTTGAGAAAGCCAAATTACAGGCTCAACAAACTGTTTATTTAGCGAATCAGTGGACTAAAATTGAAAACAATTTATATACTCAAGGGGTTTACTTTGAACCTACAAGATTAGCCTCATACTATGATTATGAATCAATGGAGTATACACCTGAAATATCTGCGGCTTTAGATATCTACGCTGAAGAATCTACAACTGCAGACCAAAATGGTTACATTTTACAAATATATTCAGAGTCAAAAAGAATTAAATCAGTATTAACGGATTTATTTAATAATAATTTAGACATCAATACCAATTTAGCAATGTGGACAAGAAACACTTGCAAATATGGTGATAATTTTGTTTATTTAAAATTAGACCCTGACAAAGGAGTTGTTGGTTGTATGCAATTACCTAACATTGAAATCGAAAGGATTGAAAGGGGTATGAAAGGTAAATCTAATTTGGACAATAACGAATCTGACCAAAAAGCGTTAAGATTTAATTGGAAAAATAGAGATATGGAATTTAATACTTGGGAAATCGCTCACTTTAGATTATTAGGTGATGATAGAAAACTCCCATATGGTACTTCTATGTTGGAAAAAGCCAGACGTATTTGGAAACAATTATTGTTATCTGAAGACGCTATGTTAATATATCGTACATCACGTGCACCTGAAAGAAGGATATTTAAAGTCTTTGTCGGTAATATGGATGATAAAGACGTTGAACCGTATGTGCAACGTGTTGCTAACAAATTCAAAAGAGACCAAGTTGTGGACTCTAAAACAGGTAATGTCGATATGAGATTCAATCAAATGGCGGTTGACCAAGATTACTTCATTCCTGTTCGTGATATGGCGGCACCTGACCCTATTACAACATTACCAGGAGCTCAGAACCTTTCAGAAATTGCGGATATTGAATATATTCAAAAGAAATTAGTAACCGCGTTAAGAATACCTAAAGCTTATTTAGGATTTGAAGAATCTGTAGGAGACGGTAAAAACTTATCATTATTAGATATTCGTTTTGCAAGAACTATTAATAGAATACAAAAAAGTATGTTGCAAGAATTAAATAAAGTTGCAATCATTCATTTATTTTTATTAGGGTTTGAAGATGAATTATCTAATTTCACATTAACATTAACTAATCCGTCAACACAAGCAGATTTATTAAAAGTTGATGTTTGGAAAGAAAAAATACTATTATACAAAGATGCGGTAACCGCAATTGAAGGTATTGCTCCTGTATCAGTATCTTGGGCTAAGAAACACGTACTTGGGTTCTCTGACGAGGAAATTAGACTTGATTTACAACAACAAAGACTCGAAAGAGCAGTTGGTAAAGAATTAACAGATACCCCAACAGTAATTTCAAAAACAGGTATTTTTGATACTGTAGACAAGTTATATGGTAGTACTACTGGAACAACATCTACTTCTGAAACAGGAGATGATACAGGTGGGGAAACATCACCATCATCGTTAGGTGGGATGAGTGATTTAGGTGGAGGAGAAGAACCTCCTATTGCATCTGAACCTACAACAGAACCAGCGGGAATTACCCCAGAATCTAAAAGAGAAAATTTAAATATTTTACTTGAAAGTGATGACTTTTTAACAGAAGAGGAAGTGATTGATTTATCAAGAGGAAGAAACTCTTTAGGTGAAATAGGAGATGCTTTGGATAAACTTCTAAATAGTTGATATTTATTAATAAAAATATTGATATGGAATTTGGACACTTAAAATCTAAAATAGAAACTAAATTAGTTGAATCATATAAAACTAATACGTTTAATAATGAAATTAAAACATTTAAAAAATTAGTTTTAGAAAACGAACTACTTAATATGGCTTATCATATCTATGATGAGTTATCAAAAGAAAAAGGGTTTTCTAAGGATTTTGCCGATGATTACTTATCGGAATGTGTTGACATATACCAAAGATTAAACATTAATGAGAATACCATTTCTAAATTAGTAGAATGGACTAAAAATGTTAAGTCTGAAAATCAATATAAAGATATTGATAATGTATTAAATAAAAATACATTTATCATTGAAAATATAATTGCAAGTAAACAAAACATTGTTAACACTCTTAGTTCTAAAAAAATTCAGACCGAAAGTATTAATATACCGTTAGAAAAAATGGTAGAAGTTGCTAACTCAACTATTAAAAATTATTTAGAAAATTTAAACGAATCTGATTTAGAACAAATTAAAAAATATTCTACATTGTCAGAGAGTGAAATATCTAAAAGATATGAGGTGTTGAGCGAAATGGTTATTGAAAAATTAGAAACTTTATCTAAAAATTCAGACAAAGAAACTAAGTCTAAAATAGATGAGACAATTTCAAAAATAAAAAATGACACTATGGATTCAGTGTCATTATTGAAATTGAAAAATCTTAATGAGAGTCTTTAATTTTTTGTCTAAAAATAGCGTTTTTCTTAATCGTTCTTTTTTGAACTGATTTTTTTACAAACTCTTTTCTTTCCCTTAAATTCTCATTTTGTTTTGTCTTAATAACTTTACTCTTTAAAGTTTTAAGTGCCTTCTCAATAGGGGTCTTTTGGTCTATCTTTACTATTAACATAATTACAAATATCTGCTAATATAAAAATATTTTGACTAATGACAAAATATTGTGTATTTTTTTACTAAACATAAACAGTACACAATATGAAAAAAAATGAAAAAAGGCAAAAGTGCAAAACTTTCGGGGTACCGAAATTACAAAGTTAATTATGGTACGGTAGATTCAAAAAATTTAAAGTCAATTTACATAAACATTCAAACTTGGGCGGAACCTAAGATTGAAATTGAATCACCTAATAGGGTTGTAAATAACCTCTCAAGGTCAATAAAACATTCAGTCCTTGAGTCAATAAATACAAGTATTTTTGAAGATAAATTTATTGTAGATTTAGACCTTAGGTCAAGTGGGATACAATTAAATAAAAAATCTTTTTTAAATTTAGAATGTTACTTATATCTTAAAGAACCTGACAATGATTTTAAATCAATAGACTTAAAACATAGTATAAAATCAATATCAGACGAAATCATTAAAAACAATTTTATTAAAAATGAAGACTTTAGTTTTACATTAACCAAAAAACAAACTTCAAAGGTTTAAATATAATATCCAAATTACTGTATATTTATTTAGAAAAGAAAAAAATGAAAATATTAGGACCAAGCGAAACAGGTAAAGGAATACTGATTGAATGGGATGCTGGATATGTGTCACCAAACGACAAATATAATTCAGAGATAATCAAAGAATCTAAGAATTTTTTAGATTATTCAAAACCATTTGAATTCTATGCGGTTTTACAGAAATACAATACACCAAATAGAAATGGTAGAGTTTATCCTGAAAGAATATTAAAAAGAGAAGCGGATAATTATAAAAAAGCAATTGCTAAAGGTACCGCACTTTCAGAATTAAATCACCCTGAATCATCTTTAATTGATTTAGACAGAGTGTCCCACTCAATTACCGATATTTGGTGGGAAGGTAATATCCTAATGGGTAAGATTAAATTATTAACATCACCAGGTTTTCACGAAAGAGGGGTAATTTCCTGTAAAGGAGATATGGCCGCAAACTATCTAAGACAAGGAGTTACTTTAGGTATCTCTTCAAGAGGGGTTGGGTCTTTAGCAAAAAAGGGAGAACAAAATGAAGTACAAGACGATTTCGAATTAATTTGTTTTGATTTAGTATCATCACCATCAACACCAGGAGCTTACTTATTTTTAAATCCTGAAGATAGAACAAACTATGAAGAGAATTTAGATGAGGAAAAAAAGATGCAAATGGCAAGGGCAACAGGTATGAATGTTAATTCAGGAAACAAATCGCTTGACTTAATGAAAAAATTATCCGATTATTTAGGAAAATAATTATTATGGACGAAAAATATTTTGTAGCAAAAATTCAGTACGATTTACCTGACGAGAATACAGGGAAGATTAAAAAAATCAGAGAAGAAAAATTGGTTAAAGGTTTTTCAGTAACAGACGTTGAGGCTAAAGTTACTAAAAGATATGAATCATTTAGCCAAGATTGGAGAATCACTTCAGTATCTGAAAGTAAAATTGATGAAGTTATCGAAGACTAATCAATAGATAAATTATTTAAAAGGAGGACAATAGTCCTCCTTTTTTCGTTTATGGTGATATTTATATTTGTTGTATTATATACTTAAATCTGACGTTAATTTATAAAAAAATAAAAAAATAAACCCAATAATCTAAAAAAATTAATTTAACAATATCGTTATCTTAATCTTTTTTGATATTTGGAAATATTTATATACAAATAAAATCAAAAATGGCAGAAAAACAAAATCTTGTAGAAGAGGCACTAATCCAAATGAAAAGTTTGGAAAATGTAGTTGCTGAAAATGCAAAAGGAATACTAGCTTCAACAATGAAGCAAGAAATCAGCGAATTAGTAAAAGAGTCTTTAAAGACTGAAGAAGATTCTGACCTTGAAGACATCACAATGGAAGTTGACGAACAATTGGATACTGATATTGAAGATGTAGAAGACGAGGATTCAGATGATAACGAAATGGACGATGATATGGCGGACGATTTAGAAGATATTGAAGGTATGGACGATACTGAAGATATGGATGATATGTCTGCTGATGATGAGTTCGATTTCACATCTATGGATATGGATGACGAAGAACCAATCGATTTAACTATGGCATCTGACGAAGAAATTTTAAAAGTGTTCAAAGCAATGGGTGAGGAAGACGGTATTATTGTAAAAAAAGACGGTGATACAATTGACCTTGAAGATGCTAATGAAGACGTTGAATATAAAATTTCGTTAGGTGAAAGTGAAGATGATTTCGATGTTGAATTAGACATTGAAGAATCTGATGATGACGATGATTCTGAAGTTATGTTTGAAATTGAAATGGATGACGATATGGAAGATTTCGAAGAAATTTCTATGGACGATGAAGATGAAGACGAAGAGTTTGAAATCAACTTTGACAACTTAGAAAACTTAGGAAGCTTCGATGACGAAGAATCTGAAGAAGAATTTGAATTCAATGAAGGCTGGAACGAAAACGCTGATATTAAAAAATCAGAAACAAAAGAAGGATTCAAACCAAAAGGTATGGGAATGGGTAAACCTAAATTCGAATACAAAGAAGGTAAAAAGATGGAAACTAAAGAAGGTTCTATGACAATGAAACCAAAAGGTATGGGAATGGGTAAACCTAAATTCGAATACAAAGAAGGTAAAAAGATGGAAATGAAAAAGACTGTTAAACAAGACGGTGAAACTTCTGAAGCATCAAGAACCTTAGGTAATGGAAAAAGATGGGGTAGAAATGGTTTAGATAAACCAAAAGCAGCACCACGTCACTTAAAAGTTGAGAACGTAGAAAAAGAGCTAGTTACTTTAAGAGAAAGAAACGAAGAGTATAGAAAAGCTTTAAACATTTTCAGAAGTAAGTTAAATGAAGTTGCAGTGTTTAATTCAAATTTAGCATACGCTACAAGATTATTCACAGAACATTCAACAACTAAAAACGAAAAAATCAACATTTTAAGAAGATTTGATTCCATTGAATCTTTAAAAGAGTCTAAATCTCTTTATAAAACAATAAAAGATGAGTTATCTACTCAAGGAAGTGCAACAGTTGTTAAAGAATCATTACAAGAAAAAATGGAAAGAAATCCATCTTCAGGTTCGGCAGTTAACTTAATTGAGTCTAAAACTTACGAAAATCCTCAATTCTTAAGAATGAAGGATTTGATGTCAAAAATGAACATCATTAAATAAAATAAAACTTAAAAAAAAAATACTAAAATGGGTGCATTATTAGAAAGCGGTCTTGTTGGTAACATTGGTTTAAAACACCTTAAAGTTATTAAAGAAGACACAATCAACAAATGGGACAAATTAGGATTCTTAGAGGGTCTTAAAGGTCACTTAAAAGAGAACGTAGCTCAGTTATATGAAAACCAAGCTTCTTTCTTAATCAACGAAGCTTCTGCGACAGATTCATCTGGTTCATTCGAAACAGTTGTATTTCCTATCGTAAGAAGAGTATTCTCTAAATTATTAGCGAATGACATCGTATCAGTACAAGCAATGAACTTACCAATCGGTAAATTGTTCTACTTCGTACCTAAAATCCAAGGTTATAACACAGGTACTACAACATCTGGTGACCACTACGCTCCAATCGGTTCTCCTGGAAACTATCCTGGAAACCCTGACGCAGGTTACCAAGGTACAGGTGCTTACACTAAAAACCTTTACGATTTATTCTATGAAGGTTCTGAACCAACATTAAACCCAGCAGGTTTATTCGACTACTCAAAAGGTAGATTTGAAGTTATTACGGCTAACACTACATTACAAGTTTGGTCTAACAGTAACTTAGTAAACGCTACTGACGAGTATGATGGAGTAAACGTTAGAAAAGTAATTATGAAATTATGTGGTTTCGCTAACGCAGGTGCTGGTAAATTAATCGGTCCTGATGGTAACGAAATGGATAACGAAGCATTCCTTTCTGACTTACACATTATCGCAGGTCCTGGTTTAGAAGTTAGTACTGCAAGTACTTGTACTGTAGAAGCTGCTACTTCTTTATCATTCAGAGTAGTAACTCAACAATACGGTAAAGGAATCGTTCAATACGGTGAAAATACTAAAACTAACTTCCCAAGAACAAGTGGTAGTAATCCAGCAGGTAACGGTGGTTCATTCTACGATATCTGTGACGCTACAGGTTGTATCTACTTAGAAGTTGACTTACAGTGTCCAGTATGTGCTACTTGTGGTCAAGATTCTCTTGACGGTTACACAGGTACTACTATTGAAACTGCAGCATCAGGTGATTCTTTCATCGGTGTTTACAGAAGATATGAAGAACTTGAATTTGAAGATAAAATTGGTGAGGTTTCTTTCGACTTAGAATCAGTAACTGTTTCTGTAACTGAAAGAAAATTAAGAGCACAATGGTCTCCTGAGTTAGCTCAAGACGTTGCGGCTTTCCACAACATCGATGCTGAAGCTGAATTAACGGCTTTATTAT